ATTATATATATAAGACCAAACACCAAAACACCTATGACAATAAACGAAAAGTTATCAACTATTCAGACAAAGTTTAAATCGAAGAAAAGTAGATTTAACTCCTTCGGCAAGTACAACTTCAGATCAGCCGAAGACATTCTCGAAGCAACTAAACCCTATTTATTAGAACTAGGAGTATCAGTAACAATTAACGAAACATTAATTGGTAGCGCGCCAATGCCTATATTAGAAAGTAAAGCAACTATATCAGATGGTAAACACGATATATCTGCAACAGCTTTAGTAGGTGTTGACTTACTACAAAAGGGTATGCAAACTCCACAGCAATTTGGCTCAGCAAGTAGCTATGGTAAAAAATATTCTTTAGGAAATTTGTTTCTAATTGATGACACGCAAGATAGTGATGCTAGTAACGACCACAGTAAAACACCAATGAACGCTACGCAAATAGCTAAAGCAAAAGACTTCATTAAATCAGGTGGTAAATTAGAAGCTATCAAAGCTAAGTATGTTTTAACCAAAGAGGTAGAACAAGAATTAACAACACTATAAATGAACAAAGAAGAAATTTTAAAAAAGTTAGAGGTGGATGAGCACTACTACGGAAAGTTTGGAAAAAAATATCTAAGTAACTCAGACATCTCTACTTTATTAAAAAATCCTTTAGCGCTTCATACTCCACAAAAAACTATTCCAGCGTTTTTAATTGGCGGTTATTTTCATACTGCTATATTAGAACCTGACAAGTTAAAAAACTTTAAAATAGTAGAGTCGAGTACGAGAAACACCAAAGCGTATAAAGAGATCTCTGGTGGAGAGTTATGTTTACTACAGCAAGAGGTAGATCAAATTGAGTTAATGGTAGACAAGATGATGTCTAATACCGTATGCAAAGATCTTATCACTAGTGGCGATGTTAAATATGAAGTTCCGGGCATCAAAGAGATTGAGGGCATGATGTGGAAAGGTAAAGCTGATATAATTAATCACAGCGAAAGATTAATTATTGATTTAAAAACTACGAATGATGTAGAGAAATTTAGATACTCTGCAACTAAGTACAATTACGATAGCCAAGCATTTATCTACAATCAGTTATTTGGATATGAAATGTTATTTATAGTCATAGACAAAAACACCCATCAAATAAAAGTATGCGAATGTTCAAGTTCATTTTACGAAAAAGGTCAGCGTAAAGTGCAAGAAGCTGTAGCTCAATATGAGTTATTCTTCAACAGTAAAGATTTTGACCCAAACCAATATTTTAAAACCGAAACCCTTTAATTATGGCAAGAGCAAGAAAAAGAGTATGTACAGTAACAGGTATCAAAACTAATGAAACTAACTTCTATGCAAATCAAACTCACGTAAAAGCAGTAGATAATCTACGTAGAAACACTGGAGCTAATAAAGACCAGTTAACAAGAATGTTCAACCAGTTAAACACTTATTAGTATGGCGAGTATTATTAAAACAAGTATTAATCTAGATCTTATAGATAAGAGTAAGATCTATGTAGGTAAGAAAGGTAAGTATCTACCTATTACTATTACATTAAACGATGAGATCGATAACTTCGGTAACAACGGTCCTGTAATTGTAGAACAAACTAAAGAAGAGCGAGAAACTAAGTCTCCAAAGACTTATTTAGGTAACGTTAAGGTAGTTTGGACCAATGGTAGTAATGTTGCTGTACCGCCTAGAGATGATGCTCAAGGCAATGGAGGCTTTCAAGCAGCTCCACCTCAGAAACAAGTAGAAGACGACTTACCATTTTAATATGTTAGGAAGTTCTGATTATGATGATTGGATCTCCGATGTAGGAGATGGAAACACTTTAGAAGATTAATATGAACACAACAGAGATCAATGGATTCTTGATTGATAAATTCAATCAATATGGTCTTGATGAAGGTAAACCGCAAGGGACTTGTCCTTTGTGTTCTGCTGATAGACAACCCAAAAACCAAAAAGCTAAATGTGCTTCTTATGATTGGGAACGTGGTCTCGGAACTTGTCACAATTGTAATACTAGTTTTCAACTACATACTTACGAGCGTAAAGGTCAATCTGAAAAAGTCTATATAAGACCAGATATACCACTAAACGTTCAAAAGGTAAGTACTAAAGTTGAAGACTGGTTTAGTACAAGGGGAATTACTCAAAAAACCCTCAAAGATCTTAGGATCGGCGAGGGTCCTGAGTGGATGCCTCAAACCGGGCAAACCGAGAATGTTATAAAGTTTAATTATTTTATCGGCGATCAACTTATAAACATTAAGTACCGCGATGGAAGAAAGAACTTTAAATTGTATAAAGGGGCTGAGAAAATCTTTTACAATATAAATAGTGTTGTTGGTTACGACGAATGCATTATAGTTGAAGGCGAGATGGACGTATTAGCTTTATATGAAGCAGGTATACCAAATTCTATATCTGTTCCAAACGGAGCTACATTAAACTCTAATAACTTAGATTATTTAGACAGTTGTATTGATTACTTTGAAGACAAAGAAAAAATCATATTAGCTGTTGATGCAGACGAAGCAGGACAAGCTTTACAGCAAGAATTAATAAGAAGATTAGGCGCTGAAGTTTGTTTTCTAGTTTCATTTGAAGATTGTAAAGACGCTAACGAATATCTATTAAAACATGGCAAAGAAAAACTGGCAGAGTGTATTACCGGAGCGAGACCGGTTCCGCTTGAGAACGTCACGACGTTTAAAGACATTGAAGGGGAAATTACCGATTTTGTTAAAAATGGTTTTAAGCCGGGATTTCAAGTTGGCCTTAAAAATTTTGATGACATCTTTTCAACTTACACTGGTCAATTTATTACAGTCACTGGTATACCGTCTAGCGGCAAGTCCGATTTTGTCGACCAAATGGTTGTTGGATACAATCAGAATTACGGTTGGAAAACAGCATTTGCTTCGCCAGAAAATGCACCAACTTATCTCCACGCACATAAAATAATGCGTAAGGTTTGGCAAGACATGCCTAAAGCTAGCGATATACATGGGGATAAATGGAATCAGGTAGCTGACCACGTTAACGAAAACTTTTTCCATATAGATATGGAACGATATACCTTAGAATCTGTACTACGTAAAGGCGCAGAGCTTGTAAAGCGTAAAGGTATTAAATGTTTAGTTATAGATCCTTTTAATAAAGTACGTGATGTTAATTCTAAAACAGAAGATGTAAATAGATACACTATGGAGTATTTAAGCAAAATAGAAATATTTGCTAAAAAGTATGACGTACTTGTATTTATAGTTGCGCATCCAACTAAAATGTATAAAGACGCAAATGGCAAGATCGAAGAACCGACTATGTACAACATTAAAGGAGGTGGTGAGTGGTATGACGCTAGTTATCACGGTATACTTGTACATCGTAATTATGAGGATAGGACAGTTAAGGCAAAAGTACTTAAAGTCAAATTCCAAAACTTAGGTGAAAACGGAGCTGAAGCTCATTTTAAATGGGAGCCAAGATCAGGATGTTTTATACCTCACGAGCCAATAGATATGTCTAACGAAGCTATGCCCTGGGAATGAGCGTAGGATCTAAAAGAGCTAAAGAGCAAGCTAAAAGAAGATTACCAGATAACTATATACAGTCTAAAGAAGAAGAAGAGGCTTACTTGTATTGTGTTAAAAACGATATAAGAATAGGGCCAGTAGCTGTTAAAGAAATTATAGGATCTTGGGCGGTAGGTATAAGTTTACCAGGTAATCATAAAGTGGTTCATAAGTCTCCTGAGATATGTGATAAACATAGTATTATGGAAGTAGTATATAGATATTGTATTTATTATTATAATAAAAGAAAACAATGAAAACAAAGTTTAAAAACGCAAGAGAAGCTTTTATTTATTTCTACAATGAGATAAACACTAATGGTGTTGCATTTGGAGATACTAAAGCTTTATTTAACGTAGGTTTTACTTTAGAAATGCCAAGCCAAAAGAACATTAATGTTTTAAATCCAAACAGAAACTTTAATGTAGAATATGCAGAAGCTGAATGGCAATGGTATTTATCTGGAGATCCTAGTATAGATAAGTTAGGTGACATAAACGGTAGCGTTCCACCTATTTGGGAACGTATGGCTGATTCTGATAGAAAAGTAAGGTCTAACTACGGTTGGCAATGGGAGCGCAACCATCAATTAGATAAAGTTGTTGCTATGTTAAAGTGTAATAAAGACACTAGACAAGCTGTAATATCTATATACGATGGTAAAGAAATAAGCACTTACGCTAAAGACACGCCTTGCACTTATGCTGTTCAGTTTACTATACTGCATAATAAGTTAGAGATGTCTGTTCTAATGAGATCTAACGATCTGTGGTTTGGTTTTTGTAATGATCAATACTGTTTCGCATCTTTACAAGAATTAGTGGCAGAGAGGTTATCTATAAAGCTAGGAAGCTATTACCATTTCGCTCACAACTTACATTTGTATAACAATAAATTAAAATAAATGATGTATTATTTATACCATATTCCAGGTAAAAAGATAGGTGTAACAAGTAATCTTAATACAAGAGTTACGCTTATCCAAGGATATAAAGCAGACGAATACGAGGTTCTTGATTCTAGTGAAGATATAGATTATATATCTGACAAGGAGATAGAACTTCAAAAGTCTTACGGCTATAAGGTTGACATGCAAAAGTATAATCAATTACGTAAAAAATCTAATAAAATGAAAATAAACGCAACTGAACAAACCTCAACGTTTCCAGTTCCTTTAAACAAATTAAAAGGTAACTTAATGGACAATATAGGTTTAAAATGGGTTACAGAACACGGTAAGTTTGAATTAACAACAGAGTCTATAAATTGGATATTAGCAAATGCTAAAACATCTATGTTTAATTCTAAAAGATCTTACATCTACAATAAAGCTTTCTATGAAGCTTTTTTAAGTCTAGAGCATAATGTATCAGCTCCACAGTTAGAAAGCCTTAGGTTTGATCTAATACGTGAATGGGCTGAGCAGAGAGGTTTATATAAGAAAGGTAACTCACATACACAATACGTTAAACTACAAGAAGAAGCAGGTGAGTTGGCTAAAGCTTTGTTGAAAAACGATAGACCAGAAATTATAGACGCTATAGGCGATATGGTTGTCGTATTAACTAACTTAGCGCACTTAGAAGGTTTTACTATAGAAGAAGCTATAGATTCTGCTTATAGTGTTATAAGTAAAAGAACTGGCAAAATGATTAACGGAACATTTGTGAAAGATGCAGATTAAAACTAAAGACGAAATAGTACAAGCCGTGCTCCATAAGATGGATCAACGCAGCTTAATAGGTCAAAAGAAATACGGTGCAACTATGATGCAAGAAATAGTTGGCCAAAAAAAAGACTTAAATAGATTTTTAGTAGACGTACAAGAAGAGCTTATGGATGCTTTACTATATATAGAAGCAGCTAAGCGCTGTTTAGCAGATGAAGTTGAAGAAGCTATGCTTAGACGTATCGATGTTAAATATGAAAAAATATCACCCTGTGTAGCTCATGCTTTTGAAGAAGATGATGATCGCATGGATGTTATTGGTCAAAATGGTAATACAGGAGAGCATTATGAGAAGAAAACCTTATAAAAGAAAGAAAGGTCCTGTTCAGTCTAAAAAAGTTTCTTATGATGGAATAACTTTTGCTTCAGGATTAGAGCGATATATGTATATGGCTCTAAAGAAAGCTAAAATAAAATCTAAATACGAAGGCGAAACTTTTGTTTTGTTGAATGGTTTTCATTTTGAAAACGAATCTTATGAAAGACAAGCAAATGGCAAAGGTGATTACACCAATAGAGGTGCTAAAAGAATATTACCTATAAAGTATACGCCTGATTTTATTGGACAAGATTTTATAATAGAAACAAAAGGTAGAGCTAATGAATCTTTTCCTATGAGATGGAAATTATTTAAACAATTGGTAACTAATCAGTTTCCTAGCTATACACTGTATAAACCACAAAATCAAAAAGAATGCGATATAACGGTAGGGCTGATCCTAGAAAAGCAAAAAACGTAGCTAGACAAATGTATGCTCAACGCCAGGTAGATCGGTGGGTTAAATGGAGTATTGAAAGCAAGGGATATGTTTTTTATAAAGATCTTGTAGAAAAGCAAAATGAATTTAACATAATTTGTTATGAATAGAAATTGGGAATTATCTCTTGGTTTTTACCCAGGAATATTAATAGGCATAAGAACTTATGAAGAAAAAGAGTTTAATGAACACGTGTTATATCTACCATTTTGTGTAGATATAGCTTTAAAAATTGAAAAGTAATGGGATTATTTGATGAAAGAATAGCCTATAAACCTTTCGAGTATCCAGAATACTACAATGAAGGGTGGCTAAAACAAGCTCAAGCTTTTTGGCTTCATACTGAAATACCAATGTCAGGTGATGTTAAAGACTGGAACGAGAATTTAACAGAATCAGAGAAAAATCTAGTGGGAAATATCCTACTAGGTTTTGCTCAGACTGAATGTGCAGTTTCTGATTACTGGACACAGAATGTGGTTAGCTGGTTTCCTAAACACGAAATAAAACAAATGGCAATGATGTTTGGTTCGCAAGAAACAATACACGCTGTTGCTTATTCTTATTTAAATGAAACACTGGGCCTTGAGAATTTTGACGCGTTTTTACAAGATGAAGCTACAATGGAACGTTTTGAAAACCTTACTAGAGTGGATGATAAGTCTACACGTAATATTGGACGTAGTCTTGCTGTGTTTAGTGCCTTCGCTGAAGGTGTATCTCTTTATAGCGCTTTCGCTGTTTTATATAGTTTTCAGCTGCGTAATATGCTTAAAGGAATAGGTCAGCAAATGAAATGGTCTGTAAGAGACGAATCCTTACACAGTAAAATGGGATGTCAGTTGTTTAGACATATGTGCGATGAAGATCCGGAATTATTAGATTCGTGTAGAGAAGATATTATTGAAGCAGCAAAAGCAATGTTAGATGCAGAAGAAAAATATATTGACAAAATGTTCGAGCTCGGTGACATCGAAAACCTTAAAGCCTATGATCTTAAACAATTTATCAGAAAACGTCTTAATGAAAAGCTACAAGAACTCGGTTACTTCGACCTCGGCCAATACTTTGCATTTAACCAAGACGGAGCAAAAAACCTTGATTGGTTCTATCATCTTACCGGGGGGCATACTCATACTGATTTTTTTGCTGTGCGTCCGACTGATTATTCCAAAGCAGGTGAAGGAGAAGATTTTGAAGATATTTGGTAATGATATACTTTCAAGATAATTTTTTAGATAAAGAGCTTTTTGACTTTATAAGTAAAGATTTAATTGATTTTAAAGAAGTTGATGCTGCTGGTAAAAAGTTTTGGGTTATAGAACCTACTGATTCTTTCAATGAATATATGACAAAAAGAATAAGCTTAATAGAAGGTTGCAAAATAAAAAATATTTTATCTTTTTTTAGACAAGCTAAAGAAAATCAAGACGACACTTGGAGGATACATAATGATTCTATAATAAATAACGAACAACCAGATAGAGCTATAGTTTATTATATTTCAGATAACAAACGTAAAGATCTAAATGGAACTGCTTTTTGGAAACATAAAGAACATGGTTTTAAAATGGCTGATGTTGATTCTAATGAATTTAATAGATTATTAATAGAAGATGCAAACGACACAAGCAAATGGCAGTTAGAATCTGTTGTTGGTCATAAAAAAAATAGGTTGTTATCTTATCCTTGTAATTATTTTCATAGTAAATACCCTAATGAGTTTAAAGAAGACAGAGTTGTTTTTGTAATGTTTTATAAAATAAGTAATGAGAGAGTGTAATATATGTAAGAAACGCAAGAAAGATTCTAAGTTTAAACACGCTGGTAAGAAAACTTGTCAGCGCTGTGAGTTTAGGTGGAAAAAAAGCTTTTTAAGGTTATTAGTACAAGATCGTAGACTTAGTGCTAAAGAACGTATAGCTAATAGGTTAGGTTACATGGGTACGGCTTTTATAATGATTTCACCTTACTTATTGCCTTATGGCAATATAGGAGCTATAACATATATTATAGGCGGAATAGTGTCAACACCACAAGTTTGGGTAGCTAAGCAATGGAATTTAGTCGCTGTAAATCTAAACGTAATGATAGGATATTTAATTTATTTAATTAGTAACACATGAGTATAATGATAGAAGATTACGTTAGAAAAACGTATAAAAAAAGGTTTAAAGATAAACCTGTATTAATAACAGAAAAAGACAACTGTTATATGGTTACACATCACAAAGATGCTAGCCCAATTATATTAAGTAAAACACAATGGCAAGTAAATTAATATGAAAGAATCAAGTTTAATTGAAATGCGTAACAAAGTAGACGCATTAACAAGAGTAATGCAACAGGTTATATACGATATTAACGAAACTAAAGACTTATCTAGAGGTACATTAGAAGTTTTAAAGAAAATACCTGGTTATAAAAAAGCTGTTGATGATCTTAAAACAGAGATAGAAAAAGTACAAGAAATTAAAAAATCAGTAGAAACTAAAGAGAAAAAATTAGATTTAAATGTGGAATAATGAGTGGATCAAAGGATTTGACTACCCAGAATGGGGAGAAACAGAAGTATACAAGAAGACTATATCCGGGGGATATTTACTTAAAGGAGAGACGCCCAGAGCAGCATACACAAGAGTGTGCTCAACGGTGGCTAGACGATTGGATAGACCAGAGCTTGCAGAAAAGTTCTTCAACTACATCTGGAAAGGATGGTTATGTTTAGCCTCGCCCGTACTAAGTAACACAGGCACAGATAGAGGTCTACCTATAAGTTGTTTTGGTATTGACGTTGCTGATAGTATAAATGATATAGGTAAGAAGAACTTAGAAATGATGTTGCTCGCTAAACACGGCGGAGGAGTTGGCATCGGTATTAATCAAATCCGACCCGCTGGAGCTAAAATTACTGACAATGGAACATCTGATGGAGTGGTGCCGTTTTGCAAAATATACGATTCAACAATACTCGCCACTAATCAAGGATCTGTCAGACGCGGAGCTGCATCAGTTAACATTAATATTGATCACTCCGACTTTGAAGAATGGCTGGAGATCAGAGAACCTAAAGGAGATGTCAACAGACAATCACTTAACTTACACCAGTGCGCAGTGGTCGGTGACAAGTTTATGCGAAGACTTGAACAAGGAGATCAAGAAGCTAGACGTAAATGGGGAAAATTACTACAAAAACGTAAAGCAACTGGAGAGCCTTATATACTCTTTAAAGGCAATACAAATAAAAACAACCCAGAGGCGTACAAGCAAAATGGTTTAAAAGTTCATATGACTAATATATGTAGTGAAATTACATTACATACAGATGAAAGTCATAGCTTTGTTTGTTGCTTATCTAGTTTAAACTTAGCTAAATATGACGAATGGAAGGATACTAATATTATTTATGATTCTATCTGGTTTCTTGATGGCGTACTTGAGGAATTTATCCAGAAAGCCAAAGGAAAAATTGGGTTTGAAAACTCTGTTAGATCTGCAGAAAAAGGTAGAGCACTTGGACTCGGAGCTCTTGGTTGGCATACTTATTTGCAAGAGAAAGGGTTACCGTTTGAAGGTTTATTATCTCAGTTTGAGACTAGAAAGATTTTTAGTCAAATTAAAATTGAAAGTGAAAGAGCTTCAATGGATCTTGCTGAAGAGTTTGGTGAACCATTATGGTGCGTTGGTACTGGCAAACGTAATACTCACCTTCGTGCTATTGCTCCAACAGTTTCTAACTCAAAGTTATCAGGGAATGTTAGCCCTGGCATTGAACCTTGGGCTGCTAATGTTTTTACAGAACAATCAGCCAAAGGAACGTTTATAAGAAAAAACCCAACACTAGAATTAGTTTTAGAAGATTGTGGTTTGAATAATGAAGAAACTTGGAATAAAATACTAGAAGATGGCGGATCTGTACAAGGAATTGAAAGGCTGGATGATATACTTGTGGGTGACCATGATATACCTGCAAAAGAAGTTTTTAAAACTTTTAAAGAAATTAATCAACTAGAATTAGTTAATCAAGCAGGTTTACGGCAACAGTATGTAGATCAGTCAGTTAGTCTTAACTTAGCTTTTCCCTCTGAAGCAACACCTAAGTGGCTCAATCAAGTACATTTAGATGCATGGAAAAAAGGCGTAAAAACTTTATATTATGTTAGAACCGAAAGCGTCTTACGTGGTGATATTGCTGCAAGTGCTATGGATCCTTCTTGTGTATCTTGTGACGGTTAATTATTAAATTAAGAAAGGGGACCACAATAGTGATCCCCTTCTTGGTTACAGGAACTTTTGGGTATGGTGCCCATTTTATTTTTGTCCCTATTCTTTACAATCGCAATTTTCTTTGCAATCAGATTCTTCGTTGATACTTATTAGAAATAAGGTTTTAAATTTATATATGTAGAAACAAGTATGCGTAATCTTTTTACGTCTTTAATATTATTAAAATCTATACTATCTATAGTTTCGTTTACTTTTTCTAATAGCTTAACAGCCGTATTGAATGTAGCGTCATCTAGTTCTGCAGCTTTTAATTTACTCATATTAATTATCTTTTACTTTTTTAAATATATTATTTTTTACAATCGCAATTTTCTGTGCAATCACATTCTTCATTGTAATTTTTAAACATTAAAAAATACATAAGTGAGTTCCATTTCTTTTTTAAATATATCATTTTTCTCCACATTTTTTACTTGGGTCAGCAACCTGTCTCCAGTCTTGTTTAACCCAATCTTTTAAGTTTTTACTACCAGTTCCGCTTACATTAGATTTACTTGATCTTTTATATTTACCTTTAGCAGCAGCAGAACGTTTAGCGTTTATAACTTTCTGTCTTTCTTCTTTGCTCATACTAGCTATTTTTGCTTTTGGTAAACAAACTTTACTAGTACCACCTCCTTTTGTGCCTTTATTTAGAGGTGAAATCATGTAAAAAGCCATTTAGCATTTACCTTTTTTCTGTTGCTTTGAAGCCCACATATTAGCATAAGCAGATGGATATACTTTAAATTTTCTTTTTGCAGCGGCTTTACAGCTTGCGGTTAATTTTCTTAATAATGGTGTTGGCATGTTTTCTATTTATTTAATAAGTCCAAATTGTTGTTTTAGGTGCTCCAGGGTATCCAATACCTAGATGCACAAAGTTACTCTTTCTTGATATTCCTATTCTTTTAAAGCCACATTTAATTGCGGCAGCAACTAATAAATATGTAGCTTCTCCGCCAACACATTTAACGTCTACAGCAGCTCCATGAGCATGTTCACCTGGTTTATCTTTAGCCGCTTCAATCGGGTGGTCTGGAGATCTATATGAAGAATTTATTATTATAGGAAAACCATATGTTTTTCTAAGAGGATCAAGCATACCTAAAAGCTTAGGATCCATTTTATGCATGTTTCCTTTAAAATCTTCCGCGTCGCTAAAGTATTTTAATTTTATGTTATTCATCTTTTAAAATTTTTTCAGCTGAATCTCTATCATCAAAGTCTAATGCTGCTTTTAATATAATTTTATCCATAACGTTATCTTGATTTTCAAGCATTTGTTTCTGTAATTCAATTACCATGTTTTCTAAATTATCTTTAGCAGCAACTAATAATTCAATCTGATGCTCTTTCTTTTCTAAACTAGACTTTAAAGCATTAACATCATCAGGTTTTGCTCCAGTTATAGTGCTTACCACTATACCTATTGACGCACTAATAGTACCGATTAACATCATTACAACCTCTTTGTTTGTATCTAAAACTGGATACTGCATTAAAATAAATATAATTGCCATAACTAATAGGAATATAAATAAGCTTCCTATGTAGTGACGTAGTTCTCTCGCCACACCGTTTTTTGGTAAATTCATTTAGTTTTCTTGTTTTTGTTTGTTAATAATTGCTTCAACTCTGTCACTTTCTAATCTTAAGGCTCTTATTTCTTTTTTAGTTAACCCTAGCTTTTCTAACGCCTTTACTTGATCTTTTTTATTTAAACCAAATAAGCTATCTCTTTTTGAAACTTTTATTGTTTTTACGCTTTTTGGATCAAGTATTGCTTTAACTCTGTCTTCTTCTAATTTTAAAGCTTTAATCTGTTTTTTACTTAATCCTAAACTAAGCAATGAATCTATTTGCTGTTTCTTGTTTAAATCGTAAAGCTTATCCATATCTGTTTTAGGCTCAACTTTTTTAACTTTACCTTTACTATCTTTTTTTATACCTAGTTCCCAAGCTGACCAACCTAAAGCAAGTGCAACTCTTTTGTAGTATTCTATATTTTCATCACCAGCATCTTTGATGTTGGTTATTTTCTTTATAGCTCTATCTAAAGGTACGTTTGTTATTGCTGATATTACTTGTGCGCTAGCTAAGTATGCTGGATTGTCTATGCTCCAACCCATTGTTTTCATTTCTTCTTGATTCCAAGAAAAAGATCTACCAGCTGATTGAAGCTTACCTACTTTAGATGAAACAGGTGGTGATATCTGCAACACACCCTTAACTACAGCGTCTTGATATTTAGGAGCTTTTTTATCTGCTTCTTTAGCTAATCTTATAGCTGTGTTTTTAACTACCGATACAACAGCTCCGCCAACGCCTATACCTCTAAGTATACTATCGGCCATACCATTAGCTATGTTAAAGTACTTTTCGTTACGTTTTTCTTCTTCTTCGTCTTCATCACCAAAGCCTATAGCAAATAATGCTTGTTGCAAAGCACTAAATAAAAGGTTTTGTGCAACTCCATAGTATATGATCTTAGATATATTTGTTTTAGCATCTCCTCGGCCATTCTTAAGATCACTAGCAGCTTTTTTAATTAATCGTGCGTATTGTGCTGGGGTGTTAGCAAAAGCTAATACAATGCGTCCTAATGGACCGGCTTGTTGTTGACTAATTTTATCAGGTCTACTTGACTGTTGAGACTCTTCTGCTATTTCTCTAAAATCTCTAAAAGCTATTTCTTCAGCTTCAGCTTCAGTTAAACCTTCTTTCTTTAAAGCTTTAATTCTATTTCTATAAAACGTAGCTCCACCAGATGCAATAGCAAAACTATCAGCTATCTGCGTTGGTAAGAAACCTAGTTTAAGAAGTCCTGCTACAACATTTCTAGCGCTGTTTCCTGGACCTTTAGCCATTTCAGCAATATCAGCTTCATTAACATTTAATTTAATACCACTACGTCTGTCTAATAAAAATGGTGAATTAAACAACTTTTTAAAGTCTGACCAGTATTGAGGTTGATTAGCAAAAGCTTGCCCAGCTTTTAATACATTATTATCAGTAAAATTAATAAAGTTTACGGCTGATATAGTTTGAAGTACAGCTGATCTTGTGTTAAAAAACATGATAGCACCAACAGAATTAGTTAACCAGTCTGTAAATCTTGATGTTATAGTATCAGTACCAAAAGATCTGTTTCTACCAGTCTTCATACGATACAACATATTCTCTAAAGCAACTCTATAAGGCTTACCATAAGCAGCTTCAAGCTTATTTAAATTAGCTTCTGAAAATATTACATCTGCATTTTGCTGCCATGTTTCTAAATATTTAGATCTTTTAGTTGTATTTAAAGCTTTTATAAAATCAGTGTCAATAGTACCAGCAACCCAACCAGCATCAGGAGAAACATATTCATCACCTTTATTTATGTCTATTAGTTGCTCTGCAAATACAGTTAATTCAGCATCTGCATTTACATAATCCACTAATTCTTTTTGATCTTTTTGTGACAATCCAGGAACAGACATACCTTGCTTGTCCCATATAGCAACTCTAACAGCTTGCTCTTTAGTAAAGTTACTGTCTTTTATTTTCTTACGTAAATCTTTTGGAACTATCTTTAATGCTTTTTTAAGACCTCTGTAATCTTGCATCATGCTAACACGATCATTAGCAAGGTTTTCCATAGCTCTAGCAAACGGATTAAGTAAATGAGCTTTATACCAAGCCATTTGAGCTGTACCAACATCGCCTTTTCCCAATGTAGAGTATAATAAACCTACAAAGTCTTCAGCAGATGGTGGAATAAAGAAATTAAATCTACCTTTATTAGCTCCAGCAACTTCAGCTTTTACTCTAGCATAGGTCTTATCAGATGCAATACCAGTTTTGTTTTCTATGATATCATTAAAATCTTTATCAAGATCTAATGATTTGCTAAATTTAAGCTCAACCTCTTGGCTAGTATCATCTATTTCAGCCATTCTATCAAGAACCATATTATTAGTATAATCAGAATTTTTACTAAATTTTACTAATTCTGGTAGTTTATTGTTATTGCTTACGGCTGCTTTTTGCTTTAATTTAATTAAATCCGCTTCAACTGCGTTTATTAAATTTTTATCATATATAGTTCCATCAAAACCAAATTCTGATAAAATATAATTAGAAGCTATATTTTTATTATAAAATCTATAATATTGAGATGTATTAGTTTTACCATAAGCATCTATTTCATCAAAATCGTTTTTATACCCAAACATTCCTTTAAAATCATTAGGTATAGAAGTATCCCATTGTCCAGAAACAATAGATTTTAAAGATTGAACCGATTGTTGGCTGCTTGATTTAACATGCTCCAATTTAATAGGACCGTTCGGTTTGCCTAAATAAAAGCCGTCCAATATAACTAAATCTCTTTCTCCTTTTACGTTGTCACTATTAGCTCTTTTTAATTTTAAAACATAATCTAGTCTACTTTCAAATTCTTTTTGATTTTTTGAATCATAAAGATAATCTGTTAGTAAAGAGTTAAACGCGTTGAAAAAGTTTAAAGATGACTCTTGGTGTTTTATTAAATCGGGTAATGCTTTTTTAGCAATTGCTATTTTTTCTTTTTTTGAAGACGCTTCACCAATTTTTTTCTGAATATTTCTAAAACTACTTGCTGGAATGATTGTTTTAACTTTATCTAAAAGTTCTTTTGTTTTAGGCGTAATCCATTTTGCATCAATATTTTTATTTAAAGCCTTGTAAAAGTCATCTAACTTTCCATCTCCAGTAGTTCTAGTATGATAACCAAGTAAAGCACCTGGAATAAAAGTTTTTCTTCTGCCTAAAAGAATTTTTCCTTCCGTAGGTATAGCCTCAGCCAACGTTAAAGCATGACCAATAAATTCGTTTACATCAGCGGTATTTACTGGTTTTAATCTTTTTTTACCTACTTTTTTTAGTGACTCAGTGTTCTTTAAGTCAAATTTAAGTTTATTTTTATCAGCTAAATCGTAGTAGCTTAAATTATCAGTCTCTTTTGTAAACTTAGCGCCCTCTTTTCCAGCAACAACCTCATCTTCTAAAGCAACGTCAACGATGCCTTGCAGATCTTTAAAATCTAAATCTTTTTGAGTTGTAAAAGTTAAAAACTCTTCTTTTAAATTTTCAAAGACAGCATCTTTACCAGGTCCTTCTGTAATATTGTTTATAGCATTCTCTAAATCATCTAACTTATTTTTTTGCTCTGTAGTTAAACTAAACTTTAATGTAGGTAATCTATCTATTTCAGATAACACTTTAGCTCTTTTAGCTGGCTCCATTTTGCCTTCAGTAACCTCAGGAGCAGCATCTTTAACCAGCATTTCTGTTATTACATTAACTAAACCTTGTTTTCTTTTTTGAGTAAAAAACTCTTTAGCCTGTTCAAGCGTTGTAGGTAGTTTAGATGACACTTTAGGACCAGACTGTAAGTTAGTATCTTTTGGTAATAAACCTTTATTAACAGCTTCCCTAGCATCCTTAACGTTGAGTCTAGGACCTTGCTCTGCTAATACTTTTACTTTAGCCTCTCTTTCTAGTTTAACTAGGTCTGATGCTGGTAAAGCTTTTAGTATTTCTAATATGTTTTTATTAAGAAACTGTTCGTCAATAGCTTTTTCCGTACCTATAATGTCAGATACGGCTTTACGTAGTTCACTTTTTCTAGCTTCTCTATTTACTGCTGTTTTTACCTTCTTGCCTGGTAATTCACCAGTCATTATATCTTCTGAAACTTTCTTAGCTAAATTATATATTTCATCATCTTGCTTAATACCAAGAACTCTTCTAAGCTTAGATGTAGCTTGTTTTTCAGTTGGCGCTTCAGCCATGCTAACCTCTTCAGCTGCAACGCCTCTAGCTTCAGTAACGTCATCAGTGAATTCTTCACCTAATATTCTCTTAGAGGCTTCTATTGCTCTAGCCGGTAAAAACTTATTTATGTAAGCAGCTAGTGGAACTTCAGATTTAGGATCGTATTCTCTAATTAAATCTAAAATACCTCTCTTACCTGTTTCTATTTCATCAGTAAGTAATTGTCTATCAAAGTTTGGTGCTTGAGATCTTTTTTCTACTATTCTACTAGTTATAGGTTTAAACTGCTCTATTATATCAAACGCAGCAGCTTCACCTTGTGTGTCATATAACTCTTGAACTTTAGCAGAAGCTTCTTCAGATCTAGATTCTTTTACTATCTGCTCGTCCGTTTTAACTTTATCAGCAACTAGTTCACCTTTAGCTCCTTTTGATGCTAAGCTTAATTGAGATTTACTTAATTTTCCTTTTTCTAAACTTTTATTATAGTCTTTTATAAAATTATATACATCTCTACCTGTATTAAATTTTATATTTAAACCAAACTTTTGTAATATTTTACGTACTAAATCGCCAAGCTTAGTTGAAATATTTTCTTCGAACTTTAAATCACCGGTAGATAGCGCGTCGGAAAACAAAGTTAGTGCTTCTTCCATCTGAACTTCTTTAGACTCGCTAGCATATAACTCCATTCTTTTTTTGAAGTTACTATCTTTAATTTTGTTTGAATCTATTTTATTTAGTTCATTTATTAAAGCTTCTCCTAAATTTATAGCTGTATCTGGACTAGAATTTATAGTGTTAAATAGTACAGCATGACCAAGCTCGTGTCCTGCTATATTCATTGCTTTTTCTTTAGCAGCTTGTTCTCTATTTATTACAATAGTTTGTTTACCTGTGTTTTTATCTTGTATTATAAAACCCTGCTGGCCAGAGGCTTTAGAATCAATATCTTGCCCTTGATCCTTTAAAAACTCTTGTATTTCTTTAGCATTTGCAAAATCTTTAAACTCTAATCCTGCAATATCTTTAGAAGCTTCTTTCGCTTTAGTTATATTAGAAGCTAACTTTTCAGCTTGACTTCTAATGTCCATTACTTTTTGTTTAGACTCTTGCTTAACTTCGTTTAAAGATTCTATTAAAATAGTTTTCTCACTATCGCTTAACGAATCATCAGATATTGTTTGATTTATTTGTTTATCAATATTAGATATTCTCTCTGTATTAGTATTTAAATCACTCAGTTGGTCTTCACTTAAAACAGCTACTAAGTTGTTGTTCTTATCAAATGTTTGTTTAATTTTTTCTTTTATTTGTTCTTGTGCTAAGTTTATTGAATTAATCTGATCTTTAGAAATATTTTTTCTGTATTTAGAATTTTCTAATTCTGTTAACTTGCTTAAATCAGCACTAAGTCTTTGTCCTTCAGCATAAGTTCTAATATTAGACGCAGACTTTAATGCTGATCCTCCTAGGGAAACACCTGATCCACCAACCACTCCTTGAAGATAAAGCTCTAATCCTTCTTTAGAATTCATAGTATTCCATGCTGCTAAAGCTGGATCTTTATCTTGAGAAGCTAAAGACGTGTTAAAAGTTTCTATTCCTAACTGAAGCCACTCTGTAAGCCCCTCTTTATTTCCTACATTTAATAAAGAGAACAAGCCTTTGGCAGACTTACTAGACATGCTATTTATATATTTTGTAACACCCTTTATACCTGCTTTTTCTAATGAGTATCCTAAAACACCATTAGCTATAGGTATTAAAGATTCAGCCTGCCCGCTGGTATAAAGCTGCTCTAAAGACAATCCCAAAGAATTAGCTTTAGTTTCGTTAAAATCTTTTACCGATTGAGAAATCATTTCGCTAGCTAATCCAACACCTAAAGTGCCAACGCTTATTGCTGCTGAAGTGGCAAATGATGTAGCCGCATTTAAAGTAGCCGCTAATCCATAAGCCGCAACATTCTTTAGCTCTTTATCTGGCAAATCAGTAAAACCAACAGTTTGTCTAACCATGGAATTTAGCTCATCTATATCAGCAGTAGCTTTACCTAAGCCTATTAAACTATTTTTTAATATAGAATCAGCTTTATCTTTTGGAAAAATATTTCTAATTAAGTCTTCTCTAGAGCCTATAAAATTAGCTAAGTATCTAGCTCTATCGTCAAACCCTGCTAATTGATTTAAAGCGTTTAAGCCTGTGTTAATTATGCTTTGACCAGCAGAAATATCTTTGTCTAATAATTTTCGCCTACGTTTTCTTTCTTCAATTTTGGTTTTTGAAAGTCTTTGAGTTTCTTCAAACTCAGTTATAGATTTTATCCCACCTAAATCTTTTTCTTGCATTTCAGGTATGCCTAAAGATTTAAATATTTCTAAAGCAGCTTTGTTTTCTTCTTCTCGTTCTAGTTTTTTATATTCGCCTACAGTTACAACAACTTCTTCTAACTGAACAGGCTCAACAGCAAATAAATCTTCTTCAATTTCTTTACCTGATAAAATTATTTCACCTTCCTCTGTAAAACCCGAAGAACCAGGTTCCAATGGAGATTCCATATTTTTTTGGGATGCGTTTGTTACATCCACAATCTCCGCATCCTCTTGAGTTGTGGGTTGTTTCTTTCCCTTTACCTCAGGGTTATTAGCTAAAAAAGTTGCTACATCTACACCTTTCTCTTCAGCAAACTTAGCGATCTGTTCTTCAGTTAGCTCTTTGTCTTTGAATGTATACATATTAATTAAATTGCTCTGCTGTTATTTCTACTTCTTCTTCGATTACTTCTGGCTTAGGCTGTTCTTGTACAACTTCTGTTGTTTTGCCTACTGCTACTGTTGGTAACAACTCTTTTAAACTGCTAAACATAAGCTCTTGAAACTCAGCTTGCTGACCAGCATCTACATTTTTACCATTAGCTGCTACTGCAAATTTAAGATCTTCTTCCATGTTAAAGTTGTTTCTCCAAACTCTATTAGCATCTTGATAATCATTTAACAATGCATTAGCTCTAGCTGCAGATCTGGCCTTTGTGTCATTAACTATTTTAGCCATATTAGCTGGTATAAATTCTGTTTGCATTTTACCATCTGAAGATACTTCTACGTATTTTTGATCCAACAGCAAATAAGCGTCGTTATATTGTAAGCTATTATCTATGATGCCAACTTGTTCTCCATCAACGTTTAATGTACTAGGCGCTTGAAGCATAGTTATATTTTCTGCTTTTAAATCTAATATAACTCCAGGATCATAAGCTAACCAAGTTAAAGCTGGTTTGTCTACAACTTCACCGTTTAATATAGATCCAGTGTATCTTAATCTAATCTCACCGTCTTCACCTACGAAATACTCTTCAATAGCATCATTACCAGCTAAACCGCTTCGTATAGCCATAGTTTTACACCACAATGGAGTAAAGCTTCCAACTAAAGCCATACCACCTGGCTGACCTGGGTTTTTAGCATCTTCTAACCCAAAGTACTCTTGCATAAACATAGCATCTGTATCTTTGCCTATTTCTATTATTTGATAAAGCTCTTGTAAAGATTTATTTAAGCTAGATGAAGCAACAGAAGCGTCATTACTTTCTTTTTTTGTTTTAGCATTAGTCATAGCTGCGTCAGCATGGTATATTCCCCATATGAGATCATTGCCTAATTTAGCTAAAGATGGATTATTAATACCACCTTTTTTCATGTTTTTTAAAGCTTGTTCTTGATCGTCAAAAAGCTTAGCAGCTACATTACGTTGTGTTGTAGCAGCTTCTTTTTGAGAAGCAGACATAGAGGCTTTATTTTTATTTATAGACTTGACAGTATCTAGACCTAAATCATCTACAGCTACAGCCCATATCTTATTAGCTTCTTTATTTACAGATGTAAAAGTATTTTGTTTTGCTTCCATATTCTTGATTATCCTTATGATGCGCCTATAGCAGCTCCAGCTATATTTCCTACAGCACCAATTCCAGCGTTTATTGAATCAGCTTTTTGTTGACTAGCAGCGGCTTGCTGTGCTGCTGCTCCTGTTATTTGAGCTTGCTTTCTGTCAAGCTGTTGCATTTCTCTTTCTTCTTTTCTTCTGAACATAAGATCTTTACCTTTAACATCAACATCTTGCATTCTCATAGCTTCTCCTCTTAATTCTCCTTGAACTCTTTGTGCTTCGCTTAGTTTTACGTTTTGAACTCTTTCTTCCCCTGTAGCTCTTAGTTTTTGGTTTTGAGCTTCTTGTTGCTCTATGCTAGCCGAAACACCTTTCTTACTTTCTAAAGCCATTCTAGCTAAAGCAGTTGCGCCACCAGCACTAGCGCCTGTAGCTCTAAGAGTATCTAGCGTATTAGCTAAAGCTATATCAGCTTCTTCTACTTGCATTTCAGCAGCGGCAGTAGAAACAGCTAAATTTTGATAAGGATTAGAAGCAATGCCACTTAAATCCGAAACCATGCTAGATAAATCAGTTACTCCTTCGTAAGGATTAATTATTTCTTGTCTGTTTTTTTCTAACTCTTCTAGTTCACCAGTAAGTCTGTTTTTGTTTGATCTAGCCCTTCTTTCGGCTTTACCAGCTGAAATAGCACCTATAGCACTACCTGCTACCGCTGCTGCTCCGCCAATTATTGCTGCTGTTACTATTCCCATTTTATGCTATTTTTTTTACTATTTCGTAAGAAGCTTTTTTGTCCACGTTCCATCCTATTTTTTCGTGTAGTTTTATTAAGTTTTTATTTCTACCTATAGAAAACATATATTTTTTACCAGCGTCTTTACACACTTTTTCTGCTGTTTTTATTAGAAGCTCTACGGCTTCTTGTCTATCAATCTCTTTATAGTTTGGATCTGATATTATCCACTCTAATAAAACTGATTTAGAGTTTGTAAAATAAAGAAAACCAGCAACTATAGGCTTATTGTTTTTTTGTATCATTAACCCTCCAGTACCATTATCAGGTAAAAAATCTTTAGAAGGGCTAACCCAGTCAGGCCAAGAATTCCACCAAGCTGTTAAAGTTTCCCAATCACTGTCTTTTAATTGACGTGCTTTTAATTCCATTTAATTTAATTTAATATGATGATTCGACATAGTTTGAAGAAGCAGCGAACAGTTCTTTCATACCACCTACATCTGTTACTGTGTCTGTTGACATTTTAACTGTAGCAAAATAACCTTTAATACCAGTCATATCAGTTCCGAACATTACTTCACCTGCTGCTGCTGGGCTATTATTAATTAAGTTTGCCATATATTTATTTTCTTTTCGGGTAAACCCAGCATGGTTTATAGGTGGAGTTAACAATGCTGGATATTGATTCCCGAAGTTGTCATACGAGCCTTGGTTATAGCTGTAGACTAAAGCTGTTGTATCTTTTGTTCCTAATGTAAAAGCGTCACCCGGGGCATCTATAGGAGTACCTACACTGCCAACACCTGTTATTCCAGATTTAAAGCTATCAACTTGCCATCCGTTGCCACCTTCGTAATTTATTGTTTTAAATACTTTAGATAAACTAACTTTAGGATTAAATACAAATTCTATACTAGAAGAATATTGCGTACCATAAAAGTTAGATCTTTTAGCGTCTGAAGCATAATGCAGCCAAAGCACTCCATCCTTTACTGTATAATATTGGTTTTTAACACTTACACCATGGTCTGGTCTATAACTAAAGAAACTGGTAAAACCATTAACAGTGTCATCAAACGTAGATGTTGAATATGTCCCAGAAAAAGGCTGTAAAGATAAAACATATTGTTTATTATGAATATCCCAAGCTCCAACAGCTTTACCAGTGCTAAACGAAGAGTCATCTAAACCACTTAGTTGATCTCTAAAATAATCAAACATACCGTAATTAGATATTTCTGTTAAACCGTCAGTAGACAACCTTAAAACAACGTTACGGTCTTTGTCTGTAAAGTATTTTCTGTTACCATAAACAGCAAAGCTTTCTGGGTTTTTGCTTATTCCGTATTTTCCAGCATAAGGTTGTATTGCGCCAATAACTAAATTAGCCGATGTAACTGTTCCGCCACCTTCAGCTGAGTATATAGCATCTTTATCTATTAAAGCTCTACTTATTTTAGCTTCTTGAAATATTGTTAAGTTAGTGTTTTCAGCATAAAGCTTTTGTATCGAACCATTAGCAGGATCAACGCTTTTAGTTATGTCTTCACCTATAGAAAAAACATTAGTGTCATTAACACCTGTTCTAGAATTAAATATACCAGAGTATATCATAGAGTTTATTCTAAAAGAAGCGTTAGGATTGTCTTCTACTAAATAAGCTTTTACTCCTGGCTGTACGGATGTATTATTATAGCCACCAGTTATTCTAGCTTCTTCAACAAACCAATTTTTATCATTAGCAGGCGCTGATTGAGGGTATGTCTTATCGCCTCTAGATCCGTTCCATACAGGAACATCTCCAGCGGTGTCTAGTGTTTTTCTTAGTATAAAACTGTTAAAATATTTAACTTCTATTACTCCCATATTATATTATCACTTAATTATCTGGTACATTACCTTGAAGCGGGTTAGCAGATCCTTTTATTTTTTTACCAGTGTCATCAAACCGCGCTGTATATCTTCTAGTATAATTTTCAGCAGCAAATGTATTTATGCTAGTTGTTTGAGATGTAAAAGAAGAATTTTCTGTACCAAACTTGCTATTCCAGTCTTCTTGTGTTGTTTGTAGTGGGTGGTAAACATGGTAATTTCCAGCTGCATTATTAGGTATCCACGATGTAGTTAAAGCTTGGTCGGTATAAAACTGAGTAACATATTTCATAGCCCATTCTCTTGCGTAAACAGTTGTTTGTGTTTGCGCATCGTAGCTATCTACTTCTCCAGCTGTGCCCGACTGCGAAACTTTGTATGCAAAACTTTTATTTTCTTGGCCAAAAGGAGGATAGTAAAAATCTCCATAAGAGATATTGACTTTTATACCTTGAATCTCAGATGTTCCCCTGTAAGCATACACGCTCGTGCTTGGCATAGTTCCTGTTACAGTCGGAATAATAGTATTTCTATCATATAAAGAAGAGCGTACTCCATCTTGTGGATATAATACTAAAAGTCTATAATCACCATATTGATCTGCAGTTTCTTCATAACCTTGATCTTTGCCAAAGGCAAATATTTTAGATAAAGTAGATGTTATAGATTTTTGATTTTGAGCTTGAGGAAACTCAGCCCCAACAGAAACTGTATCTTGTGGAGGTCTAACAATAATGTTTGCAGGTATAGTATTATATAAACTTGAATTTGTTAATATTCCAGTAGTAAAAAAGTCGCTTTCATCATTTGAATTATTTACATTTTTTTGCTCACCTCCAAATTTTATAGTATTTCCTTCAACATCTAAAACATCTGACCATTCGCCACCTACAGGCCTTCTTTGTAGGTAAGCTGTCCAAGAAACCTTTGATTGACCAGTAGGCGGTGCAACTTCAACAGCTCTAGTCGCGTTACGTTTAATTTGCTCGTACGCATTATAAGGCCATTGCTCGAAAATAAAATCAACTTTAATAAATGCAGTTCCATTTGTTAGCGAATTGTTAGTGTCACTTACGGTACTATCAAATGCTTTGGTTTTTATATTTTCATTAGCAATAAAATAGTTGTGGTTTCGATTTGGGTTGTCAGGATTGTTGTCTACGGCGGGTAATTGCGTATCAATGACTTGGATCGTTGCGTTGTCATTAATAAACCCACTTTGAGGAAGCTCTATAGCTTGTAAGCCACCTGTTCTAGCTTCATCGTATTTTCCTGGATAAGGACCTTCTAATGCGTTTGAATAATCATCACACCAAAATAAAGCTGATGATTGTATTCTTTTTGATAAATCTAAAGGATAATCGCCACTCCAATATTTACCAAAACTAGAGTTAACAAGTTCTTCACCAGCCACAGCACCTATTTGAGCTGTAGTGGTTGCTCCTCCAGAATCAGTTAAAGTTATAGTAAAGCTATACGCTCCGGTTATATCTAACGGTGCATAAAGTTTACCTGTAGATTGGTCGATGCTTATTAATGGATCCGACGGTGGGTTTTGATTTGAAATACTCCAAGATAAATCAGCAACATTATCCAATTGAGGAGTAACAGCGCCATTTACTCCTTCAAAAGTAAATATAGGAGCATTAGGATCTGTTCTATCGCTTGGTATTGATGTAAAAAGATTTGCGTTATTTATACTTGGAGATACATTTCCTAATCTAATACCAGAAATACTTGTTGGGCCATAATCTATAGCATCAATTCCTGTTGATTTTACATTAAAAGTAAATGTAAAAACATTAGAAAGCTGATTAGTTTCAAAATATTTAGGATTAACAACCTTAAGATTATACGTATCGTAATTTAGATTAGCCCCTGATTCAAGGCTCCAATCAGCTGTTACATTGTTTGAATTACCATCAATAACACTTAACAAGGTTATTTCAGAACTAGCTAAAGGAATCGGCGCACCAATACCTAAGCCTGGTAAAGTTGCTGTAAAATTGTTCAATACAACTTCACCTGCTCCACTAGCTTCTGTTTGTGTAAATTTAAAACCTTGAATATTATTAGTTATCCAACCAGCTAGAGCTCCATTATCATTACCAGCTAAAGCGTTAAAGTCGCTTACTAATCCGCAAGTTGATGTTTCATAAAATATATCTAATAAAGACTCAAAAGGAGCTGTTTCAAATACACCTAAAATTATATTGTACGCACCTGTTATTTGGTTTATTGAAGACGACCCTACAGGAAGAGGAAGTGGAGCTACACCCACGTTATTTTGAGAAATTCTAGCAATATAAGGATCTGAATCTGTTTGATAGATAGTATTATAAGGAGCCGCTCGGTTCGCGTCAGTAAACATATTATCTTGCTCAGCTATAGCAGCAACAGTCATGGTGTTTGTTCCAGGATAATACGGCTCGTTAAATGTAGGGGCAGTGTCTAAAATAAAATTAGGCGTTACTCTACCAAATAATTTAACATCACTTCTATATTGAGTTTGCTCAGGTCCTACTTCAGTTAAGTCTCTAGGTACCTTATTTATATTATCACTGATTAAAGATATATGAGCTATTGTGCCTTGAGGATCTGGAGCATCTGTTCTTTCTGTGCTTTTATAATCTGGATAATCATTTAATACTCCTGGTAAATAAACATTATAGTAATCAGTTTCTGTTTGTTTTACAACAACCTTATAAGAATACCAACCAAGCGGGTTATAATCTGAGCTTGATACATCACCGTTATACAGACCAGGTGTTCCAGTTGTAAGGCTTTTAGTGCTATTGACACCAGCATTTACTAATAGTTTTAAAGAATCACCAGGCCAAGCGTGCACATCATTATTGCCCGTGCCAGGGTTTGGCTTATATGGATGATAATAAGTGGAACCACCAAAAGATATTGTGGCTCCATCAACTACAGCTGTTTTAAATTCAGAGTTAACCGGAGATAATATTGTAGTAGATTGTCTACCATATCTATCAGATAAAACTATACCTACTTGGTAGTTTCTGTTTTGTTTTAAAGTGTGTTCTGGATATTCTATTTGGCTTGTAGTAAATAAAGAGCTATTGCTGTTTGAAACTGAAAATGCAGATTTATCAGTTACAGCTACATCATAGTTAATGGTAGCAGGTGGAGTGTGTTTATCTTGAAAGTTGCTGTAAACAACTCTATTGCTTATTACTTCTTGGCCTAATGCTCTTACTGGTACTTTATCGTATACTCTTATTATTTCAGACTCTGGAAGAGTTTTATACGGTTTTCTTGATTGATAATCATACGTATACACATTGTTTGTTGTAGAAGAAAAAGTTGTAGATGGAATTGAATCTAATACTTTAACAGCTAAAGCATCTGACTCTTTCCATATTATATCTATTTCTGTAATACCTAAAGTAGATTCTAAGTCAGAACCATTAGTTGGTAACGGAATAGCTAATTTTATATTGTTGATTTTATTTCTCATAAATTCAACTATAGAGCTTCTATAAGCTTCGTTTTCGTCTAATGAGTTTCCAGACAAATCAGTATCAGCTCTTAAAAAGTAACCATCTTGTTGAGGTATAAAAGCTTCTTGCGTGAAAGGAGCCAATATAGAATACTCGCCATCTGTAAATTTAAATCTATAACTAAAAGATACAAATTTATTTTTTAAATAGTCTGGATCACCAGGCCATTCATTATCGAAGTACATGTTTGACGTTGTTCCATCTGGTAAATTTTCAGAAACAACATCTTGTCCCGCACATACATATTGATTAAAATTAGGGTTAGAAGAGCCATATGGAGTTTGCGGCTCTGTATCTTGGTAATACATTTGTATAACCTCATAAGGGTTATATTTAGCTACAGAAATCTTATCTTCATTATTATAATAAGATCCATCACCTACTAAATCAATGTTTATTTTTCTAGGCTGATTTCTATTATCTGTCCAAAATAATAGATTTTCAAGTAGATTTACACCTATAATAGCATGTGTAGTTGAAAAGTTCAAAAACGAACCGCTAGCTAGTTTTTTAGCTGCTCTAGTTAAAGTATTGTAAGAATATATATAGTTATTTGCGGTAGCGCTATAAGATAAAGCGCCGGGAAACTCAGCATCTGTAAAGTCTGTTAAAAAAACAAATATAGTGCTAGCAGCTTCTTCGCCGTATATTCCTATAGATTTTAAAGTACCAGAAGGTAAACCTGCTAAAACGCTAAAATCAACAGTGATAGGTGTGTTTCCGCTAGAAGCTATTAAGGCTTTTGAATTACCTAATGCGTTTTCTAAAGCACCTACGTCTTCGCCTTCTGATTTACTAACTTGTATATTAAGTCCTTCTCTATATTCACCTGGTGGCAACAATCTGTCATCCAGGTCTTTATTCATTTTAGACTTAATGAAAGCATTTTTAACTTCCGCCATGTATCTTAATATTTAATCCATTTAGACTTGCCTCTAGCTATCTGAACAAATTCATTTAATTTTATATTTGATAATCTTATTTTAGCGTTTCTAAGCTTAGCACTTTTTTCGCGTCTAAGTCTTTGAACCACATATTCTGGTTGGTTTATTCTTGAGGCTATAATAGCATGACTTATATAAGCATATAAAGCTTCTTCAGCCAGTTTAGGTATTTTCATATCCTGACCGTTATATCCTAGACCATCTGATATATACTCAAGTATAATAATCTTTTCAGCTAAATCGCTTGAAAAAGATAATTTACCTTCTCTGTCGTTTATTGTAAACCAGCCATTTATTTGTGCTGTTTCGGGTTGTATACCGTATTTTTGGCCTAAATAGTTATCACCATACATGCCAGGATAACCTAATCCATCAGATAATAAATAACCTGTTAAATCGCTTTTAGCAGCGTTTATATCTTTAAGATTATTTTTTTTCCATCTTTCTTCTGTTAATGAAGTTGTTTCAATATTTTCTCCGTTATTATCCTGTATAGGTACTCCTTGAGCATCTTGTGATGGTACGGTATATGGATTCGTTGTTAGTGTTGTAGGATATATGATATGTTTAACACCTTGGTTATCTATCCATGACACGTTAACGTAATTAACATAGTCTTGTGGCAATGGAACGCTTAGATTATTAGGTATAGTTAATTCTTGTTTTCTTATACTTCTAAGCGTATCATAGCTAAATTCCTGCAAGCCTCTTTTAGCAAAAAATAATACATCTGTAGTTTTAGTGCTTGGTATTAATTTTCCAGTACCAACATACCCTATCATAAAGTTAGTTATAACATCTTCCAGTGTAGTGTAAGCATATCCGCCATAGTTTTCTTCAACAGTATTTCCAAAAGCATCTCTATTGCCGTATTCACCGCCTTGTTTGTTTTTCAACTGTATAACAAACCACGTGTTAGCAAGCGGAACAGTTCCTAAGGTTATTACGTTATCAGCTACGGTAAATGAGCTAGTGTATTCTACAAAAGTATTAGGAATACCTGTTGTGCTATAATATAATTTAAAGTTGTTTAAATTGTACCCAGATGTCGTAGGGTCACTAGATCCAAATTCTAACTCTGTATTAAAAGTAGCTGTTAGCTTAGATGACGAACCGTCAGTAACAAACGTTTGAGAACCAGCATAATACTGTGAATTTGTTTCGGTTATTAAACCCATATTAGGTGTTGCCATATTTTAGCTTTTTTTGTTTATTTCTTCAGCTTGCACTTGGGCCGCTGCAGCTTGTACTATTTGAGGGTCTTTTATTATTATTCCAGCATATAATAATATTTTCAATATAACTTCAGATTGTTCCGACACGTGAAGCTCAAAGTCTGTAGAGTTGTCTGAAGAAAATTCATATTGGCCTAAACTACCCACGTTAAAACTCCAATTAACATCGCTAGGTTTTCTAACATAATCAACTTGTATATCAGTAGTTATAGTGTCAGGCTTTATAAATAACTTGTGATTTTCGTAAAGATATATTGGATTTATTTTTGTTGGTCTAGTTAACTTAGACCGATCAACATAGTAAAAATCATGACGATCTAATCTTTGCACAAATCTGTCTCTACCATATAAAACGTTTCCTAGTCTATAAAAAGACACGCTATTGCCGTAAGCATCTGTAGTTGGAAGTGTGAAGAATGGATTATTAGGTAAAGTTGTATTGTTATAAACCGCTGGACCAAAAGTTTTGAATATAGCTATTTTTTCATCAATATTTTCTTGACGGTCCGCATAATCTGTATCTACTTGAGGTATACGTAGTTGCTGGTTTAAGTCTTCAAAATATTTTTCAAATATTTCTAACTGTACTTGGGTAGATACTTTATTAAACTCAGTAGGTGTCATATAACCTCTTTGTTCTTTATTAAGTATCATTAGTACAGTTTGATATACTGTATTTACATTTATAGCCATTAGTTATTTTTATTATAATAAAGGAGGCATTACACCTCCCTTATTAATATTACATGTTATGAGAACTTTTTCTCTATAGATTGAAAGACTTGTATGCCTTCGTCTGTTTTAAAGAAAGATGCCATAGCTGAATATGGGTTTTCGTCAAATGGAACTGTCATTAATTTACGTCCGTTTGAAGCCCAAGTAAATGTTCTTTGGTCATCTGCTAATTTAATTATATGAGCTTCAGTCGCTCTAATAGCAAAATTTCTTAATTGAACATTATCATCATTAGCTAGTTCTAAGAATAGTTTTGGATTGCTTTTAGCAAATAGTAACAAATCACGTTTAAGCTCCTTAGAACTCATCTCTGATACCTTAGATCCTAATTCAACTCTTAATATAGCTTCAGCTTGGTCTATATCTATCCCTTGTGCTGCATTTAGAGCATCTATTTCTAATTCTAAATCAAATAAATCATCTTTAGCTATTTCAACTTGGTCTAGCTCTGTATATATTTTATTTTTTAAAGGATGATATAATGATAATATTTTTTGTAGTACTTGATTTCTTTTAGGTACAAACAAAGAACCGTTTTTAAATACAATATGACCTAATGTTACTTCTCCGTTTTGCTCATCTTTAAAAGGTGAGTTTTGATTAGTAGCATATCTTAGTTCACGTTGCTCATTTGTTTTTTCATCGTAATGAAGCAAAGCGTGTCGTAATGAATGTCTAGACGGTATTTTTAATGTTAATGGTTTTTGATTACCTGTTGTTAAATAAGTTCTATCTTTAATTTCCCAAGACGGATCTTGGACTACTTGTTTTTTAGCCATAATATAATATAATTTAATAGTTAAAAGTAAGTATTACCCCTGAAAATACATCAGGGGTAAACCTACTAGAGTGATTACACTCCTTTGAATAATACAAAGTTGTTAGCAGCTTGTACTACTAAACATCTTTCAGATAGGAAGTTAACCTCCATTGCATCAAGACTAGAAGTGAAAGCACCTCCAGCTGATCCAGTCAACCAAGACTTCATACGACGATCTTCAGTCTGTGAAGCTCTGTATCGTACGTGTAAGAATGGACGACGAATGTTAGTTCCTAAAATTTGATCGTAAACTGTTGAAGTTCCAGCCGGTACTAAAACACCTTCAATTGAAGCTACACCAGTGATTGCACCACGAGTAGAAGCATCATTTAAGTATTTCCAGTCGGTCTTATAAAAATCATAAGATCCTCTACGGAAACCGCTAAACCCTAGGTTTAATGCCATTTCTTCAGAGTTTTCAAATAATCCATAAGCAGTACCACCTTGAGCACCAGTAGAAACGCCAGCTAGCATACCGTCAATTTCCAAAGAAGTTGCACGATTTAAGAATAGCATGTTTTCTTCAATAGCTCCTTGAGTATCTAGATTTTTTAAGATATTATCAAAGTCATCTAAGTTAGCTCCGCTAAAAGCAACCTCAACGTTTCCTCTGTCAGCTACAGCTGCGAATAAACCTTGTGTACCTTTATAGCCATCAGTTAAAGCTTGTGAACCAGCAGCTGCTAATTCTCCTTCAACTACACTCATTTCTAAGTAATCTTCAAAACGTAAACGAGTTTCAGATTCAGCTTTTAAATACCATAAGTATCCAGATGTTCCATCTTCAGTAGCAACTTCTACCCAACCGATTTGAGACATATCAGATCCGTTAATGGTGTAATTGTTACGAATAATAACAGGAGAATTGCTGTATTGAGTAAAAGTAGGATCAATACTAATGTTTTCTCCTTTTGTGGTAATCTCACCAGCAGCTCCACTCCAATTAGTTATTGAAGATCCTTTGCCAAATTCAGAACCATATACAAACATTTTTACTCCAGTAGCAGCTAGAGAACTTGTATCAGCAGCTGTATAAGGTGCAACAACCACATTTCCGCTTACTGGATGCGATCCTGTAACTACAGCTTTTAATTCAGCTCCAAGAGCATCTAAAAGAACAACAGTTTGTCCTGGAGAAACAACGTTTTCAACTAACGTGCCATCAAGAGCAGTACCTCCAACTGGAATACCAATAGTATTTGTTCCACTTGTGTTAGTACATCCATCATAAGCAATGTGTAAACGATTTTGTTCTGACCAGATAACTTGATCTGATGTCATTGGCATTTCAGCTCCAACCATACGTAAGAATCCAGATAACGTTCTGTTTCCATAACGCTCTACTTCTTGTTCGTAAATTTCAGGTAGATACTGTTGTGCAAAGTCTTTTCCAGTTCCAGTATTAAACTGCAAGTAGTTAGACTGTAATAATTGTTGTGATTGAGACGGTTTAATAGTCCCAAATGTAGGGGATAATGTTCCCATAATAATTTAGTTTTTAATTGTTAAATTTTCTTGTTTTAATTTTAAGCTTTGAAGAATCTAAACCACTAACTGCTTTTACTTTAAACCCATCAATAAATACATTACCATCTTGTGTTTTGCGAGGCTCTGTACTTATGTTTTTAGATTTAGCTAATTGACCTTTAATAGCGTCAGTTTTACCCTGCTCATAAAAGTGATTAGCAATTGTATCTGCATTTCGCGCAGCGTATAAAGCTTTATGATAACCTTTTGTATCTACGACTTCTCCTTTATCATTTAAGAACGTCTTAATGAAAGTGGATATATCTTTTTGGTTATCAGCAACCTTAACAGGGTCTTTTATACCATACCTAAATTTCTTCTCTCCAACTTTAAAATCAAAACCTTTGAATTCATTGTTAAGAAGCTTGTTTGTTTGGTCGTGGAACCTACTTTGGTTAACTTTATTGAGCTCTTGCTCTTCATTATATCGGTTAAAAAAGTCCATAGCTTTTTGCTGCTCTTGATTAACTCCAGGTCTCAACTTGATCTCTGCGTAGTATTTATCTTTAAGCGAATCCAAATAGTTTTTGGCTTTTGCAACTTCTTCTTTATATGCAAGCTTTTTCTTTCGAATATCTCTTGCTTCATCTAAATCTTCATCAAATTTAAAAGAATCTTCAATTACAAATTGAATTTCTTCTGAATCTAAATGAGGTTTAGATTGTTTGTAGTATTCTATTAACAATGCTTCACCGTTTACATTGCTATAATCAGCATTTAATCTAGCATAGTCTTCAACGGTTCCACCAGTTTCTTTCATAAAAGCTACTAGTTTTTCTACGTTTTCTGGTAACTCTTGTGTTTCTGCTTGCGGTAATACTTTTTCTTGTTCCTGTGAGGTGTTGGGACTTTCAGTGCCTCCAACCATTGTGACCTCTTCATTATTATTGTCTTCATCTTCTACTAGTTCTATAGGAGATTCTGCTACTTCTTCTTCGGTGGCCCGTACTTCTTCAACCACTCCTTCGCTGTTGCCACTGTCTTTTGATTCTTCGACAACAACATCGCTATCATCTGTCTCTTGTGTTTGAACGGCATCTTCTTCTTGTTTTTTACTTAAATCTATTTTAGTAATTTCAGGTACTATATTTCCCTGGCCTTTAATCTTAGGTGTTTTAGTTTTTAATTTAAACTCTCCTTCTTGTTTTACTTCTTCTGACATAATATAATATAATAAAAATTAATAATTCCCTATCTTGGGGTAAATTGCTCTAAACCAAAACCATCTAAGTTATCGTTACCAGATGATTCAAAGTTTTTAGGCAGTAGATCATTTTGTCTTTGATCTATAAGTTCACTCTGTTGAGTGCCTTGCATTTGTAATCTTTTGTCTTTTCTATTTTCAATTTCAGCTTCTTTTTTAGCTGTTGCTTGAGCTTGCATCTCCGCTAACTTCATTTGATAACTAAATTCCTCAGCCATCAAACCTCTTTTAATATTAGCCTCTTGCTCCATGCGCTCTATTTCAAACTGAGACTTAGCTTGTTCTATTTGAACCTCTGTCTGCGCTAAAGCTTGTTGTTTTTGTACTTCAGCTGCTGCTGCTTTTTCAGCAGACTCAGCATTGGCTTGAGCTTGAGCTTGTATGTTTTCCATTTGAGCCGCTCTTTCAGCCGCTTGATTTTCAGCTTGTCTAAACTTTAATAAAGTATTAGCTAACTTTATATTTTGTATTTCTCTTATATCAATAGCATCAGCTAATTTTATACCACCTGACTGTAAAGCTATTTGTATGCTTTTTTCTAATTGAGCTTTATCTTCTTCGTCTGGCTCTAAGTCTAAAAATATACCAAAGTCATGTATTGATAATGAATCAATTTCTTGTAAGGTAGCTACATTAAAAGCGTTTATACTGTTTAATAATGCTGCTTTAGTTAACGGAAACTGTAACATATCACTAACTCTTAAACTTATATTTTCACAAGATCTTATAGTTAAATACATTAAAGACTGTAGTATGTGTCTTGTAGCTGTGTTAGAGTTGGCTGCTGCAAGTTTTTGTAATCCAACTAAAGCATTTTTATCTGGTGCGCTTCCGTCTCTAGCTTCGTTTAATCCAGTTACATCACGTATCATTTGTAGGTAGTATTGATACGTTTGAATCATAGCTTGTATCTTAGATATGCCTGAAGAGCTTTGAAGTTCTTGAATAGGTACTTTACCTCTATTCATTTCACCATCTTGAGTAAGTGATCTACCCACTATAGTACCAGTCTGAAAATACATGTTTAATGCTTCTGCTGGATTATAGTTAGTTCCGTTACCTAGATCTACTTCTGCTAAGCCATCTACATCTACGTAAACACCGTCAGGAACCAATCTTGCTAAAACTTGTTGTAGTTTTAAATGAGTTAATTGAATCATATCAGCAAAACCAGTAGTTCTACTTACTATAGATTCAATTCGTCCTTGATACATTCTAGGAGCTGAGATAACATAATTCATGTTAACCTTAACTGTATCTCCATAAGGTCTAGTCATGTTTTCAGCAAGTTTCCACTCTAGCATAGTGTCTTGCATGCCTAGAATTTTTGCTCCTGTATACAATACCTCAATAGATCTTGAAGCTCTTTCAAAGTTATCACTCTGAGGTGGATTAAAAGTATCAGGCTTTTCTAATGTTTTTTCTAAACCTTGCTCAGTTTGTTTTATTTTAAATACTTGATCTTGATACGTTTTGTATTCAAAAAACAACACTTGATGTTGATTAACATCGCTGTTTACTTGCCAATCACTTTGAGCGTAGTTCTGTCTACCTGGATATTTTTGTATTCTTTCTAACTCATCGTTAGTTAGATTTGGAAATAACTTTTTTATTTCAGGTAATGTTAGGCTTTTAATCTCACCTACATAATATATATCTTCAAAATTAGGATCATCAGTAGCTGAATAAACTAAATTTGCAGGATTGACATACTCTATAGTAACTCCTTCAGATAAATTAAAACTAGTTTTTACAGCTGATATTCCTAACACTGTCAAATCGTACGCTAGTCTTTTTTTAGTTTCATCAAACTTATTACTATCAAGAACGTTATTTATTACTTCTTCTTCTGCTATTTCTATGCTTTGCTTGTAATTAAGCTGCATATATAAGTCTAATTCGTTTTCATCTTTAGGAAGATTATTAGGATCAGCAGATGCATAAAAGTTTTGACAAGTTGCTTGAGAAAGTTGATCTATAGCAGCTTTGTTTTTTATATCTCTAAGTGCACTAGAAGCAAAATCAGTACGTTGTTTTAAAGCAAAAGGATCTGAAGCAAATGAATTTAATTCATAACCTTTTTCAGTCATACCATTTACCACTATATCTACAAACTTAGACAAAACAGGTATTGGTTTCCAGTCTAAATTAAGGTAAGATAAGTCACCGTTGTTTGATAATTCATCTTTATATTTCTGTATAGGTTGTTCGCCTCTAGCGTATAATCTTAGTCTATTAAAATTCTGGAAGTTATAAGAAAACCTATTCTGTCCACTGTTATTTCTAAACCACTCTTGTTCAATAGCGTTTCCAACAGCTAAACCATATTCAAATGATTTCTTTTCTTCTTCAGGTACCACCTGATCTGGAAAGATGCTATTATTATTAGTATAGACCATTTATTTATATTATTTTTGAATTCACTCCTGTGTTATTGTATTTTCTAAAACCTAAAGAAACTTTTGATATTGTTCTTTTTGCTACTGGTGAGTATCTATGTTTGTTACAAGCCATTATAGCTAGTCCAGAACTTATAGAAGCATCATGTTTTGTTCTATTGTTAATATTAAATTTAGCCCAATCTTCTAATGTTCTTTGAAAATAAGTGTTGCCATAACCTTCGTTTAATAAACCTACATGGTTTTCTATATAATCCTCTATAGCAGCTGCGTGAGCTTGTTTTATGTCTTCGCTAGAGTTAGGTATTCCACCTATTTCTCTTTCAGTTGTAGACAGTTTATTCATTGTTCTATCAGGTCTATTCATAGAATATCCTCTGTAACCTCTTCTTTTTATATAATATAATAGTCTTGGTTTATTGTTCTCTGCTAATATAGGCATTCCATAAAAAACCAAAGCCATAAGAACATCTTCAAAGAATATGTCAGCGGTTTGTGGTCTTGATATGTATTCTAAGAAAAATAAATTGGGCGGCACGTCCTCCATAGAGAACTTAGTTAATCCGTGTAAAGATCCTTTAGATCCTTTACCGTCTACTGTACCAGATATATCATAACTATCACATCCAAAAGCTCCGCAATGCTCGTTACCTGGATATTTAGTATTATTTTTTATACTGTATCTATTTTGAAGAGCAATAGGAGGTACCCAACTTACTAGAAATCTGCCGTTTTTATTAGGAACAAATATTACTCTAGTATCTTTAATCCCACCTTCCCATTGAAAATTACCCTGCGTAACAACATTAGTGTTGCGTAAGTCTTCATTATAATCTATCTGCTCGTATATTTTAGTTAAATTAAACAAAGATTCTTTAGCTTCGTCTCTAAAAGCGTGTTTCTCTGTTCTTGGAAACTGTCTATAGTATTCGTTTAAACCGTCTTGATCGTCTTTTAATCCTTCAACTTCATTTTCCCAATGCGATATTACACCAATATCGATTTCTTCTCCGTCAATTCCTTTAACTGGTTTTTTCGGAGTGTCGAATACAGGTAGTCCATAAGAATCAATGTATCCTTCGTAGTTCCACTCCATAGGTACGAACAGACTATATAATCCTGAGCTAGTCTGACCGTTGCGGTTTCTTTTGTTGACATCCGAAGCTTCGTATAACTTCTTAAAGTTTTCTCCACCTTTATCTAATGCATTTGAAGTAGAACCCATCATACATTTACCGACGATTCTTCTACCTAATCTTAACGTTGTCTTCGTGACCCTCCAGTTGTTGAGGATGTTGTCCGGTCTTTCCCACTTACCCGATTCATCGTGGACGAGGAGCTTAAGTTTCTCTCCGTCGTACGAGTTGTCTCCTGTGTTCTTCCAGTCGATCGTCGTATCAAGTCCGGCCTGTATGTCCTCTGAGGTCTCCTTGATTGAGTTTCTAGTGAGACGTTTGGACGGTACCTTATATGATAATTCTGTTTTGGGACGTTCCATCCCGTCTTGTATCGGTTTGAAAAAGAATGGGTAGTTAATCGATATGGGTACAACTTTATCCGTGAACATTTTCTTAGCATCAGCTCCCGACTTAGAGAGTATTCCAAACCTAGAATCTCTTGATATTGTAGCCTGGTTAACCGTGTCGGATGAAGCCATGAAACTGAACCCGGACCGTCTGTTCTTAAGATAACACATTCCGTAGCATCTACTATCCGACTTGCAAGCTTCCCAGAATATGTAGAATAATCTGTTTGATTCGCGGAAGTCTGCGTGCCCCACATCAATTTTGGTCCACTGCAGGTACATGTAGTGAGAACCAGTGATATAAGTAGGAATACCTTTGTTGTAATACCAATAACCTTCTTCACGCCTAACAAACTCTTTGTTAATATAGTCATAATATTTTTCTTTAAACGCTATAGGTCTTTCGTTCCAGTCGTATACCGTTTTTATTTTATTTAATTCAGATGGATAGTCTAAAACTTGCCATCTTTGATTTTCAATTTTATTAGAACTTTTATATACGTCTTCAGCTAATGGTAATGCTATTAATAGGTTTTGTATATTGTATATTTCACCTATTTTTCCTGTTTTACTTATAACAACAACATCATGCTCTTTATTATATCCGTACTCCCATTTCTTAAGCCTATTTAATCTTTTTATTATTTTAGGCTTTATATGGTCTTGTACTACGTGGTATAGACTTTGCTCGTACATTACTTAGATCTGCCTTCAGCAAAACCCTTAAAAGATTGTTCTTTCTTTTGTGTAGGTTTTTCGTTTATTATATTCTCTTCTTCTTCTATTCTAGATAATATCTCAAAAGCATCAAATATAGCAAGCTTTTTAGTAGCGGCAGCATTTTTAAGTCTATCAGCTGAGATGTCATCTTCTGAGTCTACGATCTTTTCTTTAGCTACCTTTATTAATTCTTCAACTGCTATTTGCCCAGCTTGGATTATATTCAGTTTCGTTTCCTTTATCTTCATATTTAATTAAAATATCATTTGATTCCATACAGTATAAAACTTGTCCGTCGATTAAAAACTCAAATTCTCTATTTGCTTTAAAGCCTACAACGTCACCTACTGTCATTTTAAGAGCTTCTAAGGAGTTATTACTAAACTTTACTATCCCAACACATTTCTTTAGTTTATCTAACGTAGTGTCGTCTTTATTTATTATTGGTTTTATAAAACAATAATCTCCTAAAGTTTCCCAAGCATCATCAACTTTCTTCATATAAAGCTGATCTATTGAAGCAAAATACAAATCGTTTTTGAAGTATTTACTACTATTCACAGATTTACCTTTCTGATTGTAATATCTTCTAAATATATTATGATGTACTATTACTTTGTCACCTTTTTTTAAACCTGTTTTAAAAGCTAAAGGAACAGCAACTATTTCTGCTTCTCTATTAACAAACTTATGGCTGGAGATACTAGAGTTGATGGTTAGTTTTTTATTACCAACCTTCAACTCATTATTATATCTTTCGCCTATCGGTTTTATTATGAACTGATAAACACTATTCATTAATATTCTAAATCGTATTCAACAGATATTGCCATGTTTTTATTAAACTTTTTCCAAGGCAAAACTTCATTTTCTTTTTTTATATGGATATTGTAAGACTGTTCTTTAGTTTCAAATATTATATCACATATAGTATGGCCACCATAAACTTGTTGACCTACAGCGTAATGCATAGCGTCATTTTTATAATCAGAGCCTATACTGATTTTTCTTATAATATGTTCCACATTAATCTTCTTTTTCAATAACAGTGTAGCTACCGTCCTCTATATTAATGTTTATAGCGCCATATTCTTTTTCTAGTTCTAATTTATATTTTTCAATATCATCAACTAAACCAGCATACTCATGAAGTAAACCGTGTTTTTGAGTTTCTAGAAAACCAATATTAGTAACTGTCTTACTTAGCTTTTGTTGGTGATCACGAATAGTTTCTAGTTGCTCTTCTGTAATCTTCGTTGTTTCTTCTACTTTTTTCATTTAATTTAATTTAATTATTTTACTTTATCTTTTATTTTCTCGTATGTTCTTAGTCCGCCAAGCCCGAGCATTCCTAGCAGTACTGTCATTAAATGTTCCATTTGTAATGGTGGTGGTGCATCTGTTGTTTTTGTTATCCAAATAAATAAATCACGTATAACAAAATTATAAGCTAATGCAACTCCGCATATCCATCCTATGAAAGGTCTCCAACCAGCAACGAACAAGGTTCTATGCGAGGCTTCAACCATATTTATTTTAGTTTGTAGTTCTATTAGTTTTTCAGGATCAAGTTCTTTACCTTTAATAGCTTCTCTTATTTCCCAAGCTAAATTACCAGCTACAGACTTTCTACCGCCTCCGCCTTTTAATAGCCCTAATAAAACTTTCCACATTATTTTTCCATGTTTTTATCTATAGCAGCTTGGCGTTTAGCTTCGTAACCGCTCATTTTACCGTCTTTATCTAAATCACCTTTCATATTTAAAGCGCTAGCTTTATCATCAACAGGCATATATTTCAATAAGTTCGAATGTTTTGACATGAATGTTCCCATAATAATTATTTTTTAGTTTTAGTGTATGCTTCTTTTTCCCAAGGAAGATTTTTAGCACCTTCTTTCATTTGTGCTCTTGAGTATTTTTTACCTTTCCAATAAACATATTTATCATCATAATTAAGATCACCTCTTTTCATTTGATCTATATGAATCATTTCGTGATCTACAACATCATCTATTTGTTTAGGATCTTTAATGTCTTTGTTTATAATTATAGTGCCATTATTGTTAGCTTTACCTAGAACACCATCTTCCATATCTACGTGATATATAGGAGTATTATCACCTCCATATGGAGCACCATTCATTTTAAAAGCCATATTTATTGTTTATAAGGAAAAATATTATTTAATTTTTCTTTTCTTTGCTGACAACCACAAGGGATGTTTAGACCTTCAGATACTTTATCTACAACTGTTTTAATTCCAGTTGCTTTAGTAAACTTTTCTATACTATCGCCTACACCTTTAGATTTCATATTATTTTTTATATCCGCAAGCTCTCATGTACATCCCAGATCCAGCTGTTTTAGGACCTAATCCTGAGTTTTTTGCTGGTGAACCTTCTTTCTTGCCATACATTGTAGCGGGTGAATCAGTAGGATATTGGTTATAAGAACCAGCATCTCCTTTTATGTATGCTCTGTCTTTTATTCTACTTGCTTTTTTCTCAAGTCTGTTAGCTGCTATATGCTTTTTTTGAGATCTTTTTAAATCCGCCTTTCTTTCTGCTTTACCTAATCTTCTTTCTCTTCTAGCCTCTCCTGTTGGCACATAAGAAGATCTTGATGTAGACATTGAAGATGGTTGCGAAGAACTACTTGGAAAGTTTTCTTTGAAAGTGCCAATACCTCCAGTTGCTTTAGATATATCAACTCTACTGTCAGTTCCAATAGATACCATAGAAGCTGTAGGTTTATTTTTACCAACTGTTTTAGATTCATTTACATCATGACCTATGGGATCACTTATTGAAGTACCTATATTTTTAGCAGGTGAATCATGTTTATAATCTTGATCTGCTTTATGCAGTTGTTTCTTAGCGTCATAGATTAATTCACGATCATGAATCATTTCTTCTTTTCTTGAGTGCCTTGCGTTTCCGGTATATTCTCCGTAATGTCCTTGTTCCATAATGTGTTATTTTTATATTAAAATCTACTGCAGCACCATCTTTTTCTAGCTGCTTTGCCTCTTTCACCTGTCCAGCCTTTTGATCTAGCACAGAAAGCTTTACGTCTTTTAGCAGCTTTGCTTCCTGGTTTAACATCTCCAGTTACAGCAGTTTTTAACTTACTACCTGGATTTTCTTTTCTGTATTTTTTAACTCCAGCAGCAGTCATTCCAGCACCTTCTTCCGTTGTTCTGAAGTTTCTACCTTTACCTTTAGTAGTTTTTCTTACTTTTAAAAACGGTGATGAATCTTGTATGTATGCCATGTTATAATTATTACTTCTTTTCTTTGAGTTTTACCCACTTAGCCACTGTGTATCCGATACTTATAAGTAACAGAATAACTTTTAATGTTACTTCTATATGCGTCATGCTTATTGCTAATGTTATGGCGTTGGCTGCCAGTAGTTTAACATCTCCTGCTGCCATTTTATTTTCCTTTTGCTCTTTGAGTTATAGGCGCGTCGCTATAGCTACAAGGATATTTAGATACTTCCATACCTGTAATACCTGAACTACTACCGTGTCCCATTGGAAATCCTTTTTTGCTTAAAGGGCCATTCCAAACAGCGCTTTCACCTACTTGACCATCAAGCTTGGGGTTGTTAATTATCATTTCTCTTTTATCCATGACTTAATATTTATTTATAGTTTTGTTTTAATTTTCTCTTGTGAAAACTTTTCCTCTTTTTGGTCTAATGGTGTCTCTCGCGGCTCCAGGTCTTGGGTAATCTATTGTTTTGCTAGAATTACCTCTAAAAGTTTCTCTGTCTCCCAGAGTTGTCATAAATTGACCTTCTTTATCTTCCTGTATAGTACTTACGTGTCGAATATCATAGCCAGTTTTTAGTTTGTCAAGATCTGATTCGTCAAATAAATCGCCTTTCTTGTATTTTTTACCATGGGTTGGTGTGTGCGCATGCATAGGAGAGCCTAAATTCATTAAAGCTTGTCTTTGACCAGCTTGTCCATATATATTTTCAGCATTAATCTTTTCTCCTGGTTTAAATGTAGCACCTGGAGATTTATACGGATCAATCATTGCCTGCATATCTACATTTCTGGCTTGATTCATATCTGCGCCTACTATAGGTTGTGCTCCTAATACATTTTGAGCTTGAGATCCTGGCACCGCCTCTGGGTTAATTGCCGCATATGGGTCTATTTGTTTTGCTGGCGAACCCTTCATTGTATTTGGTGAGTTAGTCCAATCGCTAAAATTGGTTTTATTTCCTTTATCATCTAAACTATAACTTCTTCTTTGAATAGTATCTTTCGTTAGTTCTTTTTTATATTTCGCATAACCTCCGGGACCTAATTCATTTATTTTATCCGTTCTCCATTTCTTTTGATCTGGAGTCAATTTAGAAAGTTTCATCGTAGATTGTTTTCCCGGTATTGTTCTTTCTTCATACCCACCACTTGTTCTAAAATTGTATTCAAAATCTGGCACTGTAAGCGCTTCCGGTTTTGGACCAACTTTAAAATCAAATTGTTTTTTAGGCTTTTCACTTTTTGCTTCAATAGCTTTAACAGTGACTTCAGATGCTGTTTTAGCAATTTGAGCACCTACTTGAGCTCCAACTATAGGTTGAATTACAGTAGACGGATGTCTATAGGTAGATGTACTACCTTGAAATATGTCTATTTTAGCTTTAAATGGTGATCTTGATTTCATATTATCTGTTCTTGTCTTTGTTTACGTTTTTTATAGCTGTTATTAAAACTTTATCTATATATGTTTTACCTGACATTATGCTATTTCTTTTACTTGTTGGAATATCTTCATCTCCAAGCATTATACGATACATTCTTGCTATTAGTTGTTTACACTTTAACGAAACTTTGTAGATGTTATATCTTTGTGTTGTCCTATTGTAATTTCTATAAACTACAATCCAACCGTCTTTTATCAACTTGTTCCAGCGTCTATTATCCCAACTATAAGCATATGTACCGATTTTATAATCTTGTTTCGTAAACATTCCCATGCAATCAAAGTATATAAGCAACTCTAATTCAGCATCATTAAGCTTATTATTCTTGCAAGCCCACTTTCTTACTATTCTATAATGCTTGAATAGGTTTAAGTCCCTAATGTCACTAGCTTGTAATTTTCTCACAAAACAACTACAACATCCTGTATTTTAATTACAGTATATTGTTCTTTTTCAAATTCTATTGAATGACCAGCATGTCTATCGTAATATATCTGATCACCTTTTTTTAAAGATTTAATTTCATCACTAACTGAATGTATTTCAGCTTGTATGTATCTTATATCTTCTCTGTCTTTTTTAACTAAAAGCAAACCACCTTTAGTTTTATCTCCTGTGATTTTAACAGGAACTATAACTAAGTTATTACCTACTGCTTTCATCTAATCTTAAATTATTGATTACACAGTCAGTTGATAATATAGTTGTTGCTACGGAAGCTGCGTTACGAAGTGCACTTTTGGTAACTAATAGAGGATCTATAATTCCTTGCTTAATCATATTTACCATATTGCCTGTAACCACATTAAGACCTCTACCTTTACTCTTTGGTAATTCATATTCTAATATACCAGCGTTATCTAATATTGTCTTAAAAGGTGCTCTAATTGATTCTAGCAGCACTTCTTCTCCAGTTGACTTAGCAACTACGTTTTGTGATGCATTTAATAATGCAATTCCACCTCCTGGAACAATACCTTCTTTAATCGCAGCTTTAGTAGCACATATTGCGTCTTCTACTCGATCTGTTTTTTCTTTTAACTCTATATCAGAATTAGCACCAACCTTAACTACTGCTATTTTAGCTGATAATCTAGCTAATCTTTTTTCTAAACGTATTACAGCACCTGGGTTTTGAGTTGTTGATAAATCTTCTTTAATCTGCTCTATAATGTTTAGTATCTCTTCAGAAGAATCCTCAACTTGTATAATAGTTTCTTTTTCTGTAGTAACTGACTTAATACATGTACCTAGTAGTTCTGGTTGTATTAAATCCATATCATCACCTAAGTCTTCATTAATAACAGTTGCTCCTGTCAGTAGAGCTAGATCATCTAATATTTCTCTTTTGTTAATACCAAACGTAGGAGCGTTAATTATATTAACCTTAATGTTACCTTTTGTTTTATTCATAGCTAATGTAGATACAACTGAAGGTTCTACATCTGCTATAATAAGTAGTGGCTTTTCGTTTTTAATAACATACTCTAATACTGATTGTATTTGTCTTATGCTTTCAATAGGTGACTCTACTAGTAAAACTAAAGGGTTTTTTAATTCTGCAGATCTTTTAACATGATCTGTCATGAAGTGTTGATTAGTCATACCTTTGTCGTATTGAACCCCATCAACTATTTCTACAACTGTGTCAGACTCAGCAGACTGCTCCATCATTACCACACCTGTATCTCCTACCGCTCTAAAAGCATCACCAATTATTTTACCTAAATAATGATCGTTATTAGTTGATATAGTAGCTATTTGATCTATCATATCACCTTTAACGCTTGTACTTGTTTTTTCTAGGTATGCCACTACTTTTTCGGTTGCTTCTTCAATACCGCTTTTTAAGTCTCTAGAACTTATATTAGCTTGAACTTTCTGAGCTTCCTTTAGTATGGCATGTGCTAGAACTGTTGCTGTAGTTGTACCATCGCCAGCTTCTCTTACTGTTTTACGTGCTGCTTCTTTTAAAAGCGTAGCACCCATATTTTCAACTGGATCTAATAATACAATTGTATCTGCAACCGTAACGCCGTCTTTTGTTATTAATGGATTTCCTGATCCATCTTCTAGTAACACACATTTACCGCTAGCTCCTAGCGTGGAGCTAACGGCTTTTGTGAGTTTGTTTATTCCTTCGAATACCTTATCTTGAGCTTCTTGCCCAAAATTAAGGTTTTTGACTATTAAGTCTGACATATTTAATTTAATTTAATTGAATTGATTTTTTTTACTTGAAGGTTTTAACAACTTTTGGTCCATTGATAAACTCTACTTTTTTAGAATAATGATCTACTGATTTGTCTATAGCAGTTTCAGCACCATCTAAAGTTTCTCTACGAGTTACATCAATCCAGGTGTCCTTGTTGTTTAGGTCCTGGTATTCGGTTTGAAAGAAGCCATTTGGCAGTTGAACGATCCTCCAGCTTGATTTTTCTGAAATGTGTTTCCAGAGCTTAATGGTTTCTTCGTTTGGTTGTGGTTGACTACTCCACGAATGAGTCTGGTAATAAAGTGTCATATGGTTTTGGTTTATATGTTAGTATGGTTTATATTATTACTTGTTTTTTGTTAAATTTCCAATAGTGCTAAATATTCTATGTTATTCCGTACTTTCCTTTTTGTGCGTTATACTTAGCAGTTATCTCCGATATTGTAAAAGTTGTGTTGTATGCTCTAATTTCCCCTAATTCACCATACCCTCCGTAAATACTAGCTGGTTCGCTTAATAAATAAATATCATTATTATTAGTATTTTGAGGGCTAACGTTACCTAAAGCGGTATTGTTATAAGTAGTCGTATTAGGTTGATACCTGTGAAATTGAAAGTTGTTTGCTGGAAAATTAAAAATAGCAACAAACATGAACCAGTCAGTATTATTTACTGGAGCTATATAACCAGGGTTTATAGCAGCATTATAATTAGCATCATAAAGGATTGTATTAAAACCTTCAATACTAGGGTCGTAATATCTAAAATACACTTGATTTTGCGTTGCTCCAGTGGCTGTGGATTTAAGAACAACATTTAAACCATTCACACTAATAGGAATGTTAGGTAATCTCATCCAATATAGCCATGTAATCACACTACTTGAATTCATATTTAATGCTCCTGAATGTGTAGAATAAGGTATTTTAAAGTAATCTGCCCTTGATGAAGAGGGTATGTTTAAATACGTTGCACCGTTTACAGTGCCGGTTGAAGGAACTGCTGTTGTTATAGTAGCGTCGTAACCATTGCCACTAACGTCAAACCAAGTGGAACCGCTACCAGTCCACGAATTTGCGTTATTAGCATCTAACCAAAGTATTTGATTAGGCTCTATTGATGGGGCTACAGCTTCGTCTTTTATCATATTCCACTGAAAGCCATCCCAATATTCTACTTTTTCAGTAGTGCTATTAAATATCATTTCGCCTACAGCTATTCCAGCTGAAGCAAATGAAACATTTCCGGATCCTTCTGTGAATTGTAAAACAGTATCACTGCCGTCTGTAGATTCTGTATAAACTAAGCTACCTGTTGTTTTTATAATTGGGGATGAATTTGTTGGGTATCTAAGTATAACAATACCAGAACCACCATCTCCAGCCGTTCCACTATTACTACTGCTTGCAAACGGATGCCCAGCTCCTCCTCCGCCACTACCTGTGTTTGTGGCACCAGATGTTCCGTTTAATGAGTTTGCATTACCACCATCGCCACCTATTCCACTTCCACCCGCTTGAGTTCCTGAAGTTCCTGGCTTTCCGCCTCCTCCACCAGCAGCGTAAAAAACAGAAGTACCAGTTATAGAATTAGTAACTCCAGAACCACCGTCTACGTTAGTAGGTCCATCAGATCCAGCAGAACCCGCGCCACCTCCACCACTACCACCATATGGTGAAACTTCATAATAATCTCCCCCATCATTTCCTTGACTTGGGGTAGTAGAAGGTGTATTTCCTGAGCCACCTGCTGCGAATCCACCAGAATAACCAGTCCCTCCACCGGATCCACCACTGCCGCCAATGTTGCTATTATTATACATACCGCCTCTTCCTCCGCCAGCGGCTTGTATTGTTGTTATTCCTGTTCCGGAAAAAGTAGAATCACCCCCATTAAAAGAGTTTCCACCGGGAGCCCCTCCGTTTCCACCGTCCCCAACTGTTATTGTGTACGCGGTTGAAGTATTTAAACTTAAACTTGTACCACCATAGTTCGTTATTAAACCACCAGCTCCACCACCACCACCGGTTCCAACAGTAGAAGCTGTATACCCGGCTCCACCGCCCCCGCCACCAGCAACTACTAAATATTCTACTTGAACAGTAGAAGTTGTAGGCGTTGGTCTTGTAGATGTAGTAAATACAGGTAACTGAGTAGCTTCTGTATTGTTGCTACTTAAATTAAATAGTTCAGGTGTTGTTATCTTTGTTGACATGTATTGTATTAATTAAGAAGTTCCAGAGCCTAGACCCCAAATAGTTATTAATTCTGCCTCGGTCAACGCTGTATCCCAAAAGCCAAACTTAGCTATTTTACCATCTAAACTACTTTTACCAACGCCACCACCATACTCGGCAGGAGATTTTCCTAATGAATAAAATTGATTTGGATTTGTAACTAAAGTTCCAGTATAGGATTGTGTTGAACCTGTTTGAGCTAATTGCGTAGATTCTGTTCCTATGTAAAGCTTAGCTGTGTTAGCAGTAGAATCAGCAACATACGCTATGTTATACCATGTATTTGCTGACACTGTAGTATTATTAATAACATCATAAGAATAATTATTACCATAGCTTAAACCAACAGAAAAATTACCCGTGGAGCTTAAGTTAGAGTTAAAGGGAAACGCATCGTGATTGCTGGCGTAGAATTGTGATTTACTAAAAACTGTACCTGCATAACCGCTAGCTACGGTTACAGTATCAAATTTAACCCAAATAGAAAAAGAAAAAGTTTGATAAAGAGTATTAACAGGGGTTGTTATTATTGAACCAGTTGGAGTTAAGTCAAAATAACCATTACTGTAATTAGAACTTGTTATTGTAGCTGTATTTGCATTACCGCTTAAATCAAACCAGCTTGTTCCAGTTCCCGGGTATGAAGTAGCGTTGCTGGCACTATAATACATAACACTATTTAGTATCAATGGATGCTCTTGGTTTTCAAAGTATCTCCAGTCAGTGCCGTTATAATAAGTTATAGCGCTAGCAGAACCTTTACTTGATTGATTTGTATCGTTTCTAATCATACCTTCAACTCCAGTTGGTTGATTTGAACTAGTGCCACTAGGTATTTTTAAACCTTCTTCTGTAAGAGGCTTATTAAAATTTGTTACAGGGGTTGTTACTTTAGTGATACTAGAAGTTGGAGGTGGTGGAGCTGGGGCTGTAAAAGTTATCGAGCCTGTACCTACTGTTGTAAAACTAAGTATGGTTTGACCAGCTACTGTTGTTGTGTCTTCTGTTGGTGTTATTCCTGTAGTTGTATAGCTAGAAACGTCAGCTGTAGCATATCTAAGTATTACAATACCGCTATAACCCGATGAAGAAGGTCCAAAAGGCTCTCCACCATCTCCAGAATTTGAAACGCCTCTGTATCCAGTTCCATTGTTGCCATCAGTTCCAGCTGTGCCAGCGTAGCCTTTTCCTCCTTTAGCGCCTGAAGCATAATATATAGGAGAACCTGTTATTGATGACTGTAAGCCATTCCCTCCATTTCCTCCGTTCATTCCACCACTGCCAGAGTTTGCTGTACCAGCTGAACCAGCACCACCTCCACCACCAGCGCCACCATCACCACCTGGAGCTCCATTTCCGCCATTATTTCCTTGGCCTGATGGCGTAGCTGTTCCTCCGGTACTGTTAACATTATTCCATCCTGATGCTCCTCCACCAGATCCTCCAGGTCCTCCATTTTGGTTTGTAACATTTGGATCTGAGCTAGCGTGAAAAATAGCGGCTCCGTATCCGCCACCTTCAGCTTCAATTGTAGTTACACCTGTTTGTGATATATAAGAATTTCCACCTTTATTTCCCCTTGCAAAGGTGTAAGTTCCGGAATACGCCGCTCCAGCTGCTCCTACGTTTAAATCAATAGAAACCCCGGTAGTAAGGTTTGTTGATCCATTTAAGAAACCTCCAGCACCTCCTCCTCCGCAGTACCAACTAAATGGGGGGCTAACAGCTCTATATCCACCAGCTCCACCGCCGGCAACCACTAAATAATCTATATTGAAATTTGACATATTAGCTAAATGTTATTGTTCCTGTTCCTGATGTAAACACTTCTATTTTTTCTCCAGGCGCTGTAGTTGAATCTACTGAACTTATTAAACCTGTTTTTGTTGTTGAATAAGCTGATGAGTATCTAATAATTACAACTCCAGAACCACCAGTTGCGTTAACTCCACCTGCGCCACCACCTGTATTAGGCGTTCCTGCGTTAGCGGAGTTTGGCGTTGGCGCGGATGTTCCGCCTCCACCACCACCTAGACCGCCGGTTCTAGTGGTTGAGGGAGAATCATATACGCTTCCTCCACCTCCGCCAGCGTAGTAAACATCAGATCCAGAAACCTCCCCTACGTTTAAATTAGTGGCTTGAGTGGCTGGTAAAATGTTAACAGCAACTCCTATTCCTCCGTTTCCACCAGGTGCGCTGGCTGTTCCAGCTAGACCCGCAGCTCCTGCTCCACCACCACCGCCACCAGTATATGGTAACCCACCGTTTTGCGATGTGCCTCCTGCAAAACCTTGGTTTGTAGTTCCAGTTCCACCAGCTGAGCCATACAGCCCTCCTGCGCCACCTCCACCAGAGCCACCATTAAATCCGGGATAGTTAGATGGGCTGCCACCTCCTCTACCTCCTCCAGCAGATGTTATACTATCAAAAACACTGTCTTCACCAGTGTTAGAAGTCGCGCCATTAGTTCCATTACCAACAGTAACTGTGTAGGCTGTTGAAGTTATTAGTGTTAATGCATTTTCAGCGTTATTACCTCCTCCAGATGTTGAACCATAAGACGTTCTTAGTCCTCCGGCTCCACCTCCGCCTGGGCTGTCATTTCTTGTTCCTCCGCCGCCAGCAACTACTAAAAAGTCAACAACCAAAGGTGGTATAGCATTTCCAGCTTCCACAAGGTTTCTCCAGTCAGTACCGTTATATACTTCAACTCTATCTGTTTCAGTATTATTACGAATCATACCTGCTTGAGGTGAAGATATAGCGTCTCTTTCAGCTGTTGTACCCTTGGCTATAACTAAGCCAGTGGTATCACCACTCATGTCTACAACGCTAGTTGAAACTCCGGTTAATGCCATATTGTAATTATGTTGTTGATATTATTTCTACACTTGTCCCTACAGGTGCTGCCGTATTTAAAGTTACTGTAGTAGTACCTGTTGCTGTTGCTACAGTGTAAGTGCCGCTATTTTGATAAACACCATCTATAAATATATTAACATAATTCGCAGCTGGAAGGGTATTTATAACTGCTGTTAAAGTAAAGATAGATTGCGCTGTAGTTACTTGAAATAAATCTTTTGTTATTGCTGGAGTACCACCGCCTCCTAAGGCACCCCAAGAACCACTAACATTTAAAGTTCCAGTATAGCCTTCAAACTCGCTTGTTGTAGTATTATACCTAATCATACCAGGTAAAATTCCAGTTGGCCTATCAGTTGTGGCTCCGTTTGGTACTAGTATAGCGTCGTTATTGGCACTTAAATCTAAACTAACTTCAGGTTGATCAGTTCCTATACCAACTTTACCGTTTGAGTCAATGCGCATTACTTCATTAGTACTTCCAGCGCC